TTACGAATGTTCTCATGGAATCCTTGATATTCGGGTAAAGGACACAAATTACGATAAACGGCTTGAAGATCATTACCTTTTTGCCGATAGATGGGACAGATACGACAAAAGCAAAAGACCGTGGAGATATTCAATCGAAATAGAAGAAGAAAAAGGGCAGAGGAGGGCTGAGTGATGGCAGACAGATTTGGCTATGGCGAAATTGGTCTTGACATCCATCCTTGCCGTGGATGCGAGGACTACGATGAGCCGGATGGATGCAAGAACAACGGGGGCTGTGGAAAGCCCATCACAAATGCCGACCGGATCAGGGCGATGTCGGATGAGGAACTGGCTGAGTGGTTAGAGGACAGATTTCCGTTACCAAGTAATGGACTGTGGCTCGACTGGTTGAAGAAGGAGGCTGAGTTATGATTGATGTTGTGTGCTGGTTCATAATTGCTGTGTTTTTTATTCTTGCTACTGTTGCCGTTGCTGTCATTCTGGTTATGGCTTATGACCTCTGGAAAGATTCAGATTTAAAGCAAGACCTTGGCGAGCGGAGGAGAAACCGGAGGAATGAGTGATGGGCAGTTATAAACTTGTCATCCCGCAAATGACAATTCATTTCATGGATAAATTCCCAAAGAGGAAAAAGCCCGTCATTGCAGTTAGTTTTGAAGGCGAGAACCGTCTGTACAAAATTGCATCGTTTAATGACGGAATAGCGTTCAATTGGTTTGTGGAATGCCTTGAAGATGCGTTGGAGCGTGAAGACGTTAGACAATTTCCGGGGAGGGCTGAGTAATGAGAATAACTGCTGATTGTATTGACCACAACGTTTCATGCCTAGTGAATGATTTGACATCAACAATCTATGAGCTTGATAGTGATCAGCAGAAAGAAATGGTTCTTGGTGAGATCAGAGGTATTTGTGATCTTGCTGATGTACTGAAAGAGGTGTTGAAAGCATGACCAATTGGAGATCATGCGGAAACTGTGACGATTATAAGTGCTACAAACACATGGTAGAGATAGGGCTTGAAAAAGGTATGCCATGTGACGATTGGGAGCCGATTCCGTGCAAGCGGTGTGGTGGTGCGCTTTCTGAAATACGGGAGCATAACGGCAAGCGGTATCGGCATTGCTACAGCTGCCACTTTGAATTTGAGGAGGATGGGAACTGATGGCAAATGATGTTGTGATTGAGCCAGTCGGCGATGGCCCATATGTGAGGGTCTTTGTTGATGGTTACAACGTGGGTTCGATAGCCCAAAAAGCGTCGCTTGTATTTCAGTCTGGGCACGTTCCGACTTTGACTGTGGAAGTACCGTTCATAAGATGCAGATACAACGGAAAGTGCGCGGTGCATTTTGAGGATGACGGCAACGATTCTCCTGTTGAGATGCTGCTTGAAGAGAACGAGCAACTTCGCAAAATGGTTGACGATCTTAACAGACGGATCGCAATCTTGCTGGATACCTGAGAGGAGGATGCAGTACGGAAGAACGGATCCTTTACACTTACGGCATGAGGTTACGCGGCTTCTCGATTGGTTGCCAGCCGATGGACGGGTATGTCGCTCATGACGATGATGTCCTGAACGAATACCACAACATCCTGCTGTACGACCGGAAGCTGACAGAGGACGAATGCAGCAAATACGATCTGGACTATCTTGGAAAGAGGAGGCTGAGAAAATGAGCGAGATACTGGACTCAGGGGAGCGCACGGAATTTCAGACAGGTGCGGTAAGAGACATGCATGAAGGAAAGGGCCGCTTCGATCTGCTCCCGATGTGCGTGCTGATGCGTCTGGCAAAGCACTATGAGAAGGGCGCATTGAAATACGAGGAGCGGAACTGGGAGAAAGGGATCGACGCCCACAGCTTTGCTGACAGTGCATTCCGCCATCTCGTCAAGTACATGGACGGCTGGGACGATGAGGACCACCTGATTGCCGCCATCTGGAACCTCTGCGGGCTGGCATGGACGGAAGAGAAGAAACCGGAGCTGGTTGACATACCGGCCAGACAGCAGTTGGTCTTGGTAAACTGGCATAAAGAGGCAGATCGGCTCAAGGCGGAGAACAAAGCCCTGAACGATATGATTGAGCGGCTCAGTGACAGGATCGCCAGCCTGATGGATACGTGATGAGTAAGAAGAAAGTCAATCCGCGCAGGAGACCTCTTAGCGAAGCCGACGTCCCGAAGATTCAGGACGAGGCGATCCATCTTGCGTTTGCAATCTTCCTGACCGTGCTGAAAGACAATTTCGGATTCGACAACGACCAGATTGTATATGCGTGGGAACGTGCAGACAAGCTGTCAGAAGAGGCAAAAGATGGTCGGATCAAGCTTTGGGATCTGGTAGGAGTGCTCCGGGAAGAATACAACATCGATCTGGAATAGGTGGTGATGCGACATCGCTGTATATGACTATGCCGGGGAGATCAAGAGACTGCTTACCATGCGTCAGGTCGCTCACGGATATGGATTCAATGTCAGCAGTAAGACCAGCAAAATGATCTGCCCATTTCACAATGATTCGCATCCATCGATGCAGGTCTATCCGGGCGATGGCGGCTACCACTGCTTTGTATGCGGGGCAGGTGGTGACGTGATTGACTTCGTGCAGCGCCTGTTCGGACTGGACTTCATGGATGCATGCAAGAAGATGGATCAGGACTTTAACCTGCATCTCAATATCGGCGAATCCAGAAGCAGAGAAGAGCGGGAAGCGGCAGAACGAGCGTTTCAGGAGCGCATGGAGCGAAAGCGGAGGATAGAACAGCGCAAGAAACTTCTGTATGCCATCTACCATGCAGCATATAACCGCTACACGTTCTTGGATATCCTGAAGCGTGATAATGCACCAACTGGATTTGACGGCGTTTTTAGCCCAGAATATGTGTATGCTTGCAAGCATCTGGACGAAGCGTGGAACAGCGTTCAGGAAGCCGCTGACAAGATCAGACAATTTGAAGAAAAACATAATTGAATGGAGGAAACAAACATGGATCCAATGAGAGCATTTAGAACGAACGTATTTAATATGATTGTCACAGGCTCGACACGTCATCTGTTAACGCCTGTCAAGATCAGAAAGGACGGACTCGTGACCGTCGTGTTCTGGCAGGATGGGACCGCAACATCCGTGCGCTGCGGAGCTGGTGAGACGTATGATGACTATGTGGCCTTCTGCGCGGCTCTGGCAAAGAAACTGTTTCTCAGCAACAGCATGGTCAAGCGCGTGCTGAAGAACACTCCGGTCGAGATCGCGACGCCGCCTCTCCTGACAGAGGACCACAAACCGGCTGTTGTGAAGCCGTCTGTTACCAGAACGTCCTACACATTCAACATCAGCAGCGTGGAAGTCAAGGATCTGGACTGATCGGTCATGACAAAGGACGAGATCAGCAAGTACGCCTACATGGGCGAGATGCCTGACAAACAGATATCCTGCCCGGAACGATGCCTGTGGTACGCATTGAGAGATGTGTACCGCAGGTTTCAATCAGGGGACATCAAGAAAGAGCAGAGCATTCAAGAGAAAAATAAGGCGATAAAACAGTTCGAACAGGACAACGGTGAGCTGTCCAGCGCGAAAAGAATCATAGCTCACAACGCAGCCATGTGGTCCGAGATCGAACTGGCTGGCAGTCTGTACGGCATGGACAGAACGCTGGAAAATGCAGACGCATTCGTTGCGGCTGTGTACGGTGTCAAACTGAAGAGGGAGGGAACAACGGTGTAGCATGGAACCTTTCACAGCATCCGGCAGAAAGAAGGTGGTTAAGATTTGGACCAATTGCAGTCAGCTGATCAGTCAGTGATTGATTTAAAGACAAACAGAAAAAGTGTCCCGTTGAAGACAGTGGACAACTTCCTGCTTGTTATGCGGAATGATCCCTTCTATAACGGCGTAAGGTTCAATGAGATGTCTGGCCGGGCAGAAGTGCATAAGACCGTCAATGGTGTTCTTGGAATCGAAAACTGGTCCGACACGCACGAAGCAACCAGCCGGGCATACATCGAGGCGAACTATCAGATCTACGACGTAGGGAAACATTCCGACGCGCTCAGAATCCTGTTTGAAGAGCGCAAATATAACCCCGTGAAAGAGCTGGTTGAATGTGTGAAATGGGATGGGGAAGAGCGGTGCATCCATTTCCTGCATCGCTGGGCGAAGGTTGAGGACAACAACTATACGAGAGAAGTGTCCCGCCTGATTTTTGCGGGCGGTATTCATAGGCTGTATGCGCCGGGGACGAAGTTTGATGACGTTCCGATCCTGATCGGAACCAAACAGGGTGAAGGCAAGTCTTCTCTGATTCGTTATCTGGCAATCAATGATAAATTTTATGGTGAGGTTTCTCAGATGGAAGGGCAACAATCCATCGAGCAACTCTCCGGCAAGTGGATATGCGAAATTTCTGAACTGCTTGCATTGACAAAAACAAAGGATCAGGAAGCGGTCAAGGCGTACATAACCAGACAGGTGGACACGTACAGGAAACCATACGACAAGCAGGTGACGGACCTGCCAAGGCGCTGTGTGTTCATAGGCACGTCGAACAACAGCAATCCTCTGTCAGACAAGAGCGGAAACCGGAGGTGGTATCCGGTGTACGTCGGCAGTACCGGCTACGATATCTTCGATCACGAAGCGGAGATCCGCGCTTACATCGGCCAGTGCTGGGCAGAAGCTCTGTTCAAGTACAACATGGGCGAGATGCCGAACTTCGCCAACCGGAAATATATTGACCTGTACCGGGAGGCACAGGAGAATGCCATGCAGGATGACTGGCGTGTCGGTGCTATCATCCAGTATCTGGAGCAGAAGATGCCCGGAGAATACACCTGCGTGCGTGAGCTTTGCCACAAAGCACTGTCTCCGAACCCAGACTTTCCAAGGGATCCGGGATTCACTGAGAGCAAAGACATCGGCATGATCATGAACAAGCTGCCTGACTGGGTCCCGGCAGGACGTCACAGAATAGAAAACTACGGCCAGCAGCGATCATGGCGCAAGAAAGAAAGCGCCGTGCCGAAAGGGCAGGCAGCAGAGGACTGGAAGAACTTGGAGCTTCCGTTCTGACAAAACAGTTCCGGCAGATCTAGAGTGCTACTCTGGATTTGTCGGAACGTGCAGAACAGACCTTACAGAAAGGGGACTGATAGAACATGGAAGGTCAGCAAACATTAATGCCTATCGAAGATTTTATCCCTGAAGTCGTGAAAAAGCGCGGCTGGGCTGGCGGGCAGAACATTGCCAAGTACAATCAGGAACAGAAGAAGAATGCAGAGTACCTGTCCTTCGCCATCCAGACATGGGGGATCAAGCGCGTTGATACATCGGACCCAAAGGCGGTCGAGGAACGTCTTGAATGGTACTTTCAGCGCTGTATCGACAACAACATGAAGCCAACCATGTCAGGCATGGCGGCTGCGCTTGGCGTCACAAGGCACGTTCTCTGGGACTGGCATAACGGGATCAGCCGCCCGCAGAACTACGAGATCATCGAGAACGCATACAACATGATGGAACAGCTCTGGGAGATGTACATGATGAACGGGCAGATCAACCCGGCCAGCGGTATCTTCCTCGGCAAGAACCACTTCGGGTACAAGGACGTGCAGGACGTCGTGGTCCAGCCAAAGCAGCCGCTTGGCGAAGAGACGGACGCTGAGACCATCGAAGAAAGATACCGCGAATTGCCGCCAGAATAATTGTGTTATGTTTGCTTCGAAATAACATATAAAATTCAGATCAGATCAAAACATATCACGGCAGAATACTACACCGCAGAACAGAACATGATTATCTTTATGGAAGGAAGCAAATTAGATATGACTAACTCACGGGCAGCGTTGCAGACAGAAGAGAGCAAAGAAATAAAAAACCCCGTTAAAGCGATCCGCGCATTTTGCATTGACTGCTGTGGCGGAAGCTCCAACGAGGTCAAGCTGTGTACCGCACCGAAGTGTGCGCTGTATCCATTCAGGCTCGGAAAGAATCCGTACCGGACCAAGCGCGTCATGACGGATGAGCAACGCGCAGAAGCCGCAGAACGCCTCGCCAAGGCCAGACAGAACAAACAGAACGCCTGATTTCAGGCAATAAAAAAACCGCCCTACAGCCTCGTTATGAGACCGTAGAGCGGTTTTGGTTTTACTCTCCCTCGTCCGTGCTGTCTGACGGCGGCGTGTACACAAAGCCTTCCTGCGCCATCAGAAGGCGAAGACCTTTCTTGATCTGTTCGGCCCTCGTTTTGCCTTCAAGAAACTGAAGAATGTCTGCATCTGTGGTCTTAAACATCTTCGTTGTAACGAACAGGACATTTTCTTTGTCCCATTTTTTCTTTGCTTCTGAGTCACCTGCCATAGGTTTCCCTCCGTTCGAACGTATAGTAGAATCCATTTTATCACCTCCTCTCGATGAATGTCAATCCCGATCACACATCCATGCCGATGCAGTGATATGCCCAGAACCGGCCATCCGGCTTCTGGAACAGCTTGTACCATGCGGTGAATCTCTGCCCGGTGCAGTCATAGGCAGAAGGGATCATGCGGATGTACTCGTACTCACGGAAGTACTCGTCCGCATCCTGTCTGGTCGTGATGTACTCAGGCAGAGGGAACTTTGTAATGAACCCGTCGATTCCATCATCGCGGACGGTCTGGTGCTCATCCGTGCGCTTGCTGTTGGACCTGAGCTGGCGCTTCATGTCGATGATCTTTGCCTCGACAATCTCAGGCTTGCTGTTCGGCTGCTTCTTCAGCTCGTGAAGCATCCACTCGTAGAAGTGCAGGTCGCTGTATGTGTAAGTCATTGTTGTTCTCCTTTCAGATGAGCTTCGCATGTCCTGCGATAGCGTTTTCGATTCTCTGCGGCTCAATGCCAATGTATCTCTGTGTGATTGCCGCACTGCTGTGTTGCAGAAGGCGCTGAACGAGTGCGATGTCGTACCCGTTGTTTTTGTAAATCTCTGTTGCGTACCACTTGCGGAAGCTGTGTGTGCCGATGTTCTCATAGCCCAGAAACTCGCACACGATAGCAAGCTGCTTCTGTACTGCTCTGGTCGTGACCGGGAAGATCCGGTCCTGTTTGCCGATTTGGTTGCGCTTGCAGTAGTCGGCGATGTAGTCGTGGACCACCTGCGGGACCGTGAAGTGCCTCTTCTTGCCGGTCTTCTGTTCCGTCACGGCCAGCCTGTAGCGCCCGCCGTCGTTGATGATGTCGCACGGTCTGAGCTTGACGATGTCGCCGACGCGCAGACCAAGGTTGCCTTCCAGAACCAGAACCGTGGCGATTCGCTCGTTCGGATGGAACAGGGCAGAACCGGCCTTCATGGTGGTGATGATCTCGTTGTACTGCTCTGTCGTGAGAGCGGATGTCTGTTTGTTCATGTTATACCTCCTCCCGATATCCGATGTAGTTCTTAACGCGCTGGATTGCTTCGTCGTAGGATCCACCCTTGGCCAGAACGCGGCCGATCAGATAGGGTTTCTTCTGAATCAGCTTGACGAGAAAGCTCACAGGCGCTCTGCCTGTGTTGACGTACCACAGAAGGGGAGCCATGATGCGCTCGGCTCCGGTCACTCCGTACTGCTTGTGAAGACTTTTCTCAATCCACCACAGCGTGTTGTCAATCATGGTCTGACTGACATGTGTTGCGCGGCTCGTAATGGTCATGTGATGTACCTCCTCAATAATAGTCGCGGACAACAGCGTCCGTGAAAGCCGCAGAAGGGAAGCCCCATCTGTGGCTTTGGCTGAAGCTGTTATGCGATGATTTGGTGCAGACATTCAATAGGCATTTCAATGTCCGTTCCTTTGCCGTCTTTCAGCGTGAAGCAGAACGTTCCGTTCTTCGGCACGTCTTTGAAATCAATTGCCCATCTGGTGTCTACTTCATAACTGACATACTTGCCGTTCTCGTTAGTGAACACTGTCATTGTGAATACCTCCTTTTCAATCAGAAGAAAGCTTTGCGTTGATGTGCTTGCGCGTCTTCCAGATGATATCAGCGGGCTTGTCTGCAACCAGCATCGGGAAGAAGATATTACCGCGCCCGCAGATAGGTCTGATCTGAACTTCACCGTCCTCCATGTAGTAGTCCTGAAGACCATCGCACCAGTAGAAGCACCCTTTGCTGATTGTCAGGAATTTCTCTGCGTCTGCTTTCGTCCTGATCCTAAAGTCGCTAGGATAACAGAAGATGTACATGTTCATTTCCCCTTTTCATATAATCGTGATGCTCTTGGCATCCGTGTCAATCACAGAACGCAGAAGGGGAGCCGCGCTCTGTGACTGACGCTGGTGTCAAAAGAAAGAACCGAGACTGTTTGTTCAGCCCCGGTTCCACGGTTTCAGTTGTGATGCGATTACTTGTCGCTGTCAGGAAGCTCAATCGCTTCTGCCGTTACCGTGCTGCATTCGCCAGCCGCACACGGCAGAAGGACCGTTCCGTCTCCGTAGATACGTGCGTCGATGAATCCGTTCTGATCAGGCATCTCCACTCCTTTGATGATGATTGCTTTCATTGCTCGTTACCCTCCATCTCGTTAATATAGTCATTTGCGTACTGTTCAAAGTTGCCGAACACGATCTGAACAAACTCGTCCTTGCTCATATCGTCTTTTGCTATACCAAACATCAGGTTCTTAACTCCGTAGCTCTTCTCAAAGATCCACGCCTCGTACATCTCTGCCTCTTCGAAGACCTCTACAACGAAGTTCTCTTTTGTGTACCGGTCAATCGTGATCGTTTCCTTGTTCATTTCCGTTTCTCCTTTTCAATTTGATTTGATTGTATCCTATGATGTGTCTTGTTTTCTGGACTCGATCAGAAGGGCAGTCATGTGACCGCCCTATTAATAAATTCGCTGTCCTGCTTTGAACTGCGCTACACGAAGCTTTTTCTCCGTGTTGTGAATTTTGTTGTTCACCGTGAACAGATTCTTGTTGAGCTTGTCACGCTCTTTGTAGTGCCGTTTCAACTTGTCTACTTCGTTCATGTCCTGCGCAATGCTGATCTTGCCTTCCAGAATGTCAAGATCTTCTTTGATGCTCCAGTATTCTTCATTCAGTATATCAAGCTGCCCGGTTAGAAACTCCACATCAACTTCAGCCTGTTTCTGGTCAAAGTCGGCCTTGCGGTCCTTTTCAGTTACAAACTGATCATCATAGCTCCATAAATCGTATTCTTCATTGTCTTCTTCAGAATCGTCCTCGTCGTTATCATCGTCAACAAAACCAGCAGAAAGCACTTCCTGCGTTCCTGTATGACTCTTGACATGGCGCTGCCCTGTGGCATCCGGTAGAATGCTCAGAACATGCGGAACGACGAATAGAACCAATATGAACACAATTAACACAATCATAATCATACCCCCGTTTATTAATTCTATTACAGATCTGTTCTGTTTTCAATTCCTTTTTCCTCTTATGCTTCATCCGGGCTTGTGACCGGATCGCCGCATTAAACAGGGCAGAAGCGCCCTGTCCACTCTGCGTTATGCTATCTTCCATCCTTTGACTTCCGCGATTTCTTCGATGTCACCATCATGTGCAAACAGATGGTCAATTGCGGACCGAATGAATTCCTCACCGGCAAAACGCATCTCTTTCGGTGCTCTGCCGCTCATATAGCATCCGGGCCTTGAAGCATCTGTCATGCTTTCTTCATACACAAGCTGTTTTGCTTTTTCGATTGTGTCCGGTATGTACTCCTCGCATCCGTCCTGAATGCAATTGTACCATCCGCCAGCTTCCCACATGAAGATGCCCTTGACGTTCTGATACGCAATCTTTTCGTGACCGCTCATTTCTTTTACTTTTTTCATGTTTTATTTCCCCTTTTCAATCTGCGTGACCGGGGTTGTGACCGGTCCTCCCGCATTACCAGCCCCCACAGAAGGGGACTGTCACTCTGCGTTTAGAACTGCTGTGTCAGATAGAACATACAGCTCTTCATGTCTGCATACTTGACTTCGATTGTCTTGCGCTGTCTGTAATAACCGTGATCTGTCGGCACATCCGTGATGCGGTATATCCAGAACGGATTGACACATCCGTCATGGTACACAACTTGAAACCGCTTGCCGAAGCAATCAATCTTCAGAACCTGCCATGTTTTCATTGCTTTACTCCTCTGTCAAAACTTGTTTTCCATGATAATCCGTTTCGCTTCCTCTTCATTTCCCCCGCAAAGATGCACCAGAAGCGGTGCTGAAATGCGTGGGTTATCGTCTGTTACGTCTTCAACAACTCCATTTTGCAAGACATGCAGAACGATTGTCATTGACGGATGGCAGAGCACAACAAAAGCTTTTTCTTCAATCGTGCATGCACTTGTTTCTCCGTCTTCGTTCACATCGAAACGAACATGCAGACGTTCTGCCATTTCCTTTTTAAAGCGTGTCATAGCTCTTCCCCTTTTCAATTTGATTTGGTTTTCACCACCACAGGACGCAGAACGCGCCCTGTACGCTTTGGGCTTAAGGTGCTGTTTATACTCGCCCAAACGAGTTTTGGTGTTCCGATATCATGCCAACAGCCACAGCAGAAAGAAACGCTTTAATTTTCTCAAAACTCATACTCGTTTATCTCCTTCATGGTCTCGTCAAGAAATTCCTGCATTGTGTACTTTGCATATACATCACCGCCAGATTTCGACAACACAAGCACGGTTTCATAATCAACAACGCAGAAAGCGAGGTCCTGAAAGTCGTGCATGTGCGCCAGTTTGATGCAGTCTACCCGTGAAAGACCGTCGATGAATTCCGGCGCGTGGTCTTGCACAAGGTCTACAATATCTGTATAGAACAGAATGTTTTTGCTGATTGTTAAGTCGATTTTCATGATATTTTTCCCCTTTTCAATTTAGTTTCGATTGTCATTTTCGGCAATCATAACAGAACAGAAAGCACGTTTCCGCCCTGTTATCAGTGCCGAAACACTGATTAATGTTTGTTCCAATACTTCATACGCTTTTCTAATTCAACAGAATCATTGCACCAATAATCACCAATGATTTTCCCGTCACGGTTGAACAGATTTCCTCTGTAAATGCCGTCATTCGGATAGAAAAAGCAATCAGAGCGGGCAATCTTCTCACCCTTATACCATACGTCAATTTTAAGCATAGCATTTTCCCCTTTTCATAATTTGATAACCGGAAGCATGCAGAAAGCACGCTTCCACGCTTGCGGCTTAATACCCTGTTTAACGTCGCCGCAACGACGGACAATCACTTGTCAAAAGCTAACAGAAAGAAAGCTAACAGAATGCCCATAGAAACACCCCCTACTTATCTGAAAACATTTTTCTGTTTTTGTCATCGTCTCTTTCAATGGCTTTCAAGTGGCAATTCCCAAAAAGTGGGGTTCCGTCGTAGTCGTCTGCCGCTTTTCTTGCGTGCTCAATGTTACGAAATGGCCCGCTAACAATGTGCCCGTGCTGATTTTCTACAAAATAAAGTGTCATTTTCTTTTCCCCTTTTCAATTAAGTTTGCCCGTTTGGGCTGGACATAGGCTTTTTTTGTCCATCTGAAAAACCTATGAGATAAACAGAACGTGATTTTAAATCACAGAAAGAACGATTGCAGAAAGACGCAATCATCCATAGACGCGCAGAAAGCATTTTGTCATGGCTGTAATTTGCGCATTCATAGCGCGTTCCGTTTTGTATGTGCGCGTTTCCCATATTCCCGTAATTTTGTTTTCAATAGTTAAAAACCAAGGGCCGCCCCCGCACGTGTGTGAAAAGGTTGCAATGTGCTTTTCGCCGGCGAACACTCTACATGTACTAGCATATTTCATTTTCTTTTCCCCTCTTCTTTTTTTGGTTTACTCTGTGTTTTTCCGGGCTTGTAACCGGCCTTGGCCACATTAAACCGCCCGCCCGGAATCGCTCTTTTCCGGGCGGACATGGGATTTATTGTGCATCAATCACGCGCTTCAGTTCTTCGTACGCGGGGTCATTTTCGGCCTTGTATGACGTGCTGTGTTCAACAAACAGAACATATTCATTTTCAGCGCATCCGCGACAGTTTGTGCAATGCTGATTCTTGTCAATGCCGCATCTGCAAATGTGAACACTTTTACCAAGTTCTTTCAAGGCCTTGTAAACGCGCAGAATATAATCACAATGCCCGAAATTAAAACCGTATCCCTGAATTACAGAATGCACAATATTGATGTTTTGCAGATCTTCGAAAGCGTTTTCCGCGTCTCTGTTTTTCGTATAGGTCCAAAAGAGACAGGCAGAAGACGCCTTGACAATTTCACGCCACATTTCAACGTATTCCATTGAGAAGAAATCGCCGCTTGCATGAATTCGCAGAAGCTTTACACCGTCCGCAATAATTTGGGCAATGATTGCACGCTTGACGAAATCAGGATAGAAGCGTGCAAGAATTGTCTTTATGGCGTTCGATTGCATGACGGACGGCATGTTATAGAAACCGGTTTGAGCATAACAGCCCGGGCAATTGCAAGGGCATGTTCCGAGCACGTCGAACGGTTCCCCATTGATCATTACATGAAAGTACTGATTTCCGGGCAGAATGGAAAACGTCCACACGCCTTTTCCGAGTTTAGAGTTTCCGTCAATCAGAAGTGGCGCAATCCATCCAAACACGGGCGCATAGATTTTTCCGTTCTTATTCTCAATGCCGAAAGATGCATATACTTTTCCCTTATTCATTATTTTTTCCCCTTTTCAAGTTTGTTTTTCTGCATTTGGTAGAAAGCTCTTTCGCCGCGTCAAGGCATGCAGAATTGAAAGAGTAGAAAGCGCTTTTATGCGCTTTCCGTGATATCTTCCATAAAATAATCAAGCATGTTTGCGGCCGCTGTGAAGCGTTCTGTCACTGTGAATCGGTAACCATACCACGCTTTATACAGTTCGCTTGCATAGTTTGAAACATGGTAGAAAGCATCGACAGCGCGTTCCCTGTCGAACTTGCCCGTATTGTATTTTTTGGCAAGTCTGTTGGTTGTCGGCACAATCGCATTCTTGTAAATTCTTTCTGTATTTGTTGCATACAAAAACAATTCACGACTTTCTTCCGTTTCATTTATGATCATGCTTTTTGTTCTTTTCATTGTTCTTTTCCCCTTTTCAGATAAGATTTTATCAAGCGTTTCCGCTTGTCTCTGTCCCTCATCACAGAAAGCAATCAGAGACAGAGACAAACAGAGAAGCCGAACTTCCGCCCGGCTTCAATGCCTGTTTTGAAAAGTGGAAAAAGGGAATCAATATATTGATAGCAGTTCCGAAAACGTCGGCTTAATTCGCACGACAGCGGGCTGATTGTATCGCTTGCCCGCATTACAGCTTTCGGCCTGTCGCGCTTTCGGCTTGATATCGTCTTTTCAAGGTCCTACTTCGTCCGGGCCGCCCGCCCGGCCTTTCGGCCTGTTGGGTGTTTCCCTTTCGATGGTTCTATGATAACATAGGGTGTTTCCCTTGTCAATACCTTTTTTGCAATTTTTGGGTGTTTCCCTTACTTTCGGCGATATGCACAATTTGCGCGGCCTGTTTTTGTGCATCATGTGCAATCTGCCTTTTCCGTGCCTGTTTGGACCGCCCGCCCGCTATGATCATTCAGGGCGGGCCGTGTGGCCCGTTTCCGTCGCCCGTGTGCGTTTCCGCCCGGGCGGATGTATTCCCGCACGGCCTTTTTCGCCCGCACTCCGTCACGGCCATGCAAACGCGCGACAGAGCACGACAGGCAATCAAGGCCGCCCGCTTTACCCGCATGCAATCAGAGCATGAAAACATGAAATGCCCGTATGAGCACGTAAACGGTCCTAGATTTAATTTCTTGCCCGGGCATGTGTTTTTATATTCCACCACTTCAAAAAATGCAATGTGCGAAAATCCCCTTTTTTAGTAGGTTTTTAAAATAGGGTGTTTCCCGTGATTTCCGGAACTTTTTCGCTATGTTTCGTTTTGAGCAACAACAACTTCATGTTGTCCGACGTTTTCAGCAAATTGTTGACGTTTTGAGCAACATAGGATTGTTAACCGTCAAGGACTGCGACAGGTTGACATTTGACAGGCGGATTGTTAACCGTGGGCGTGTGGCATAGGTTGACAATCTACACGGCACTAAAATGAAACGTTTCATGAAACTGTCAAGTAAAAATACTTTACAACCCAGTGCGGAGGTAGGTTAATGCGGCGGGTGAAGTTCGTTTTTTGCACAAAATACGAACTTCATCCGGCCCGGTTTCCGGGCATGCATGGCCGGGCGGGCAAGTTTGGCCCGTCTGCCGGGCCTGTCTGCCTGTTTGGTGTGGCCGGTTCTGCCCGTCTGCCGGGCGGGCCGCCGGGGATATCCGAGCCACCTGCCGGGCGGGGTAGCCCCTCTCTGCAAATTTTCAATAAAAAAGGGCGGGGAGGGTTAGACAAATTAAACCTAGTTCGACACGATAGCCCCGACGAGAGCAGCGGACTGACCTACCCCACCCATGACCGACCGGAGCTTGGATTTGGGCTAGGAACAATCAGGGGACGAGGAGGCGGACCCGACTGTCCTGACTGGCCGTGACGGTGACTTTACCATGTCTCACACTGTCCCACCACTGTCTCACCACGACTACTCTAGTATTTACTATACATTTCCCCCTTCTGTGACAGTGAGTAAGTAAATATAGGTAAAAATAGGAGAAAAATAAAAAGGGTGTACACCGTTTAGGGAAAAAAGGTAAAGGGTGTACACCGTTAGTAAAAAATATAAAAAGGCGAGCTTTTTCTGTCTTGTCTTACTCAACACGCTCGACATATTTACATTGACAAATTGTCACAAGCACGCTATAATGGGGGCAGTTGAGACACGGCAGGAGGTAATTTTATGGTAAAAGAGTGTGACAAGCTTATCAGTCCAAGGGAAGCGATAGAGATGGTCCAACGTTGCCGGAAGGACCGTTTGCCGTATGTGCTGGACATTCTGCGGGTCGCCGGATATGAATTTTCGGCGCAGGAGGTTGGAGTCAGCAGAGCGGTCAAGGTATCAATTGAGAAGATGAACGAGCTGAAACGGCAAGAGAGAAAACACAATTGGAAAGAATCGCACGATGAGGCAATTGTTCTTCTCAGAGAAGCTTATCTGAAGGGAATCAAAGTCACGGACATCAACCGCCTGACTGGGATCAACAGGACGGTCATATATGAGTATCTCAAGGGCGAACGAGATGTACCGCTGGCGTATCGCGAGAGACTGATTAAAACACTGCGCGAATTGCTGGAAAGGAGGGAGCAGATAGATGGATGATGAACGCAAGGAATATCTGAAGCAGTACAAGAAGGAAAATCTCAAGCGCATCTCACTGGATGTGAAGGAAGATTTCTATGATCAGGTAAAACTGGCTGCTAAAATTGACGGAGTTTCTGTTAGCAGGTACATCAAGGGCCTGATTGCGAAGGACATCAATGTAAAGCAAGACACTGCGGCGTATAGGATTTCTATCAGTAGGAAGAATCAAGTGTTTGAAAGCCCTCGCGTGCAGACATTTGAGAGGGTGATCTTCGATTCATATGACGTGGCTGGCCGGTATACAGGTAAAGCTGTTGCGCTGCTCACTCCTGAAGAGGCGGCAAAATACCGCGAGGCGCAAAAAGCAATCGGATACGGACAGAATACGTTAGGTGTTAACTGAACGATTGAGAACAAGTAGAGAGAAATCTATACCTGAAGGAGGCAATTATGATCGGAGAGAAAGAGATACTTGAGTGGTACAATTCGGAAGATGACAAACCGTTCTATGGGTATATGTACGGGTCTCCGAGCGGAAAACCAATTGAAGATGACTTGATTGGTATCAGAAAAGGCGAAGTGGAGTTGATAACGACACGTACAGGTGAGCGCGGCTTTCTGTATGTATGGGGGTGGCCCGGACCGGACTGTAATTTCTATAACATTGCTGATTATGGAAAGACGTGGGCGTTCTCAATAGATGAACTTGCCAGCGCACAAAGGGAGCTTTAAAAATCATGACCTGAAAAAATCGCGAAAAGCAAAAAAGGCGGTAGAAACATGAGAGAAATACTGTTTCGTGGAAAGAGCATAGAAACGGTTGACGATGGAGAATGGGTATACGGGTATTACAACGTGCATCGTGGCGGCTTTGATGACGAGTACCATGAATACATACAAGAGAAGTGCGGTATTAACCACATGGTAGACTCTGACACCGCAGGTCAGTTCACAGGCTTGCTTGATAAGAACGGGAACAAGATATTCGAGGGCGATATACTCGAAACCGAATACTCAAAAGTTATATGCGAATTTGGCACAGGAGATTTTTCAATCGGTTGTCACTGCTATCAAGGTTGGTGCTTTACTGACTTAGAGCAGGACGATAGTGCTCGCTCAAATTACAATGATTCAAGGTACGTTCAAGAATATGAGGTCATCGGCAACAAATTGGATAATCCAGAATTGATGAATTCGTAAAAATTTTTCAAAAGCAAAAAGGCCCATCCGGTGACGGACAGGCCTGAATGAGAATAGGCGGATCCTGACTGGGGATCGCGCAACAGTCTGATGGGACTACTTCTGAGAGGGGGTAGTCCTTTTTGTTCGACTGCCTCTGACTGAATGGAGGTAGACGAGCTGAATGTTTGAGACGAAGGAACAGATCGAGCTTGAGGAGCGGATGATACGGCTTGGCGCGAAGGATCTGTCGGCGCTGGTTGATGCGTTTGAGTATGCGCGGGATAAGGAAGACCACGAGTACATAGGGCAGATCAGGAAGGCAGCGCACGAGCACATCAAGACGAAGTACAACAGCGCGATGGACCTGTACCACAGGACGTTGATCTACGACGCACCGGTTAACTTTGACTGCTTCATGCGGGCGCTGGAGTTCAACCGGCCAGCGAAGGAGCAGTTCTGGCTTCCGAGGCGGTCAAAGCTGCTGCCTGTCTGCAAGGACCTTCAGGACATGGAACTTGGCGATCTGGACGAGATGTTCTTGAGCTGCCCGCCGCGAATCGGGAAGAGCACACTGATGATGATGTTCTTCCTGTGGGTGATGGGCAGAGATTCCGAGCGGAGCAATCTGTACTGCTCGTACACGGACAGCGTTGTCAAAGTTTTGTACAAGGGCATTCTGGAAGTGATCGACGATGACATCACGTATGCATACGGTGATTGCTTCCCGCAAAAGAAGCTGGCATCAACGGACGCGAAGGACCTTCTGATCAATCTGGACCGACAGAAACGGTACGCAAGCTTTACCGGTCGGTCACTGTACGGAACACTGAACGGTGCGTGCGACTGCAACGGATATCTGGTGGCGGATGACCTGATCAGCGGCATTGAGGAAGCAAAGAGCAAGGAAAGACTGAGTACTGCGTGGGAAAAAGTTGACAACAACATGCTGCCGAGAGCGAAAGAGAACGCAAAAATTCTCTGGATCGGGACTCGCTGGAGCCTAACAGACCCACAAGGGAATCGGAGAGACCTGCTGGAAAACGATCCGAAGTACGCTGACAGAAAGTGGAAAGTAGTCAACACACCGGCTCTGAATGACGAGGACGAGAGCAACTTCGACTATGACTATAATGTCGGATTCTCGACGGCGTACTATCAGCAGAGGCGGGCAAGCTTTGAGCGTAGCGGCGATCTGGCCAGCTGGAACGCGCAGTACCAAGGGGAGCCGATTGAGCGTGAGGGTGCTGTGTTCGATTCGGCAGAGATGCGAATGTACAACGGAGTGCTGCCGGACAAGATTCCTGATCGTATATTTATGATCGTGGATCCGAGCTGGGGAGGAGGCGACTACGTTGCGGCTGTGGTTGTCAACCAGTACGACCATGACCTGATTATCCCAGCTGTTGTTTTCAGCAACGCAGACAAGTCAGTGACGCAGCCGATGATTGTAGCGGCAGTGAAGAAGTACAACGTGACTGCCATGAAGATTGAAGGAACAAAGATGACAGCAAGCTATGGAGAAGACATCGACAAGGCACTCCGAAAGGCTGGAATCAAGATCAACATGCAGATTAACACCAGCCACTTCACCGGAACCGGCAAACGTGACCGTATCATTGCTGCTGCACCGGACATCCGTGAGCGCATGGTCTTCCTGATGGACGGGAAGAGGCCAAAAGAATATGCGCAGTTCATGCAGCAGGTGTTCTCGTTCACGTTTACCGGCAAAGGATCACGTCATGATGATGCACCTGACTGCCTTGCCATGACCATTGACTTCGTAACTCGTGGGACAATGGGGAAGGCAGAGGTAATCAGCAGACCGTGGTAAAACTCTTGAAAATCGGATAAAATTGTGAGATAATAAAAATTTTATACTTGCAATAACGCCCAATATGTGGTACTATACAAGTTGAAGAACTAGATATATTGCGTGAGGTGGAATAAGTGAGGACAGAGATCCAGCTTTCACCGAAAGCGGTATCCACGGTTAACGAGCTTTTGAGCGAAGGAAACCGGGTACAGCTTGATTACGACCCGCGATCCGGGGAACTGAAGATCTATGAAGTTCCGAGGATGAAGACGAAGTACCGTGTGGTAGTGACCGGCGGGTGAATTCAATATCGTGAGGTCGTCACCACTGGGTGATGATAACAGTCTGAATGGGACTAACCGATTGCAGAAATGCAGTTGGTTGGTCCCTTTTTTTGTTTGATTCCCAACGGCTTTTTCATTGCCGTTTTTGCGTTCCGGCAGGTTCAGGCATGCCCTGCCGGGACGGTTGCAGAAGGATCCGGCTTGCATACCCGGATCGGATGCACCTCCTTTCGACGTAAAGCCCCATGACTGCTGGCCTGAGTACTATAAAGCGACGATAGGAAAAGGTGAGGGGACCGCTCGGCGGATTCCTCTTCGGGATGAGACGAGAGCAGCGCCGTGAACGAAACCGTATGTACCAGATGCGGGAGTAGGAAATCGGCAACATATCGCGGTGTGGAGAAGTCAGTCATCTCGCCACGCTCATGACGTGGAGATCATCGGGGCAGAGCCGATCACCGCTACCAACGACTACTAACAGGTGGTGAGCAAATGAGCGACACAACCGAAAACGTGACTGAAGCTACTGAGGAGACCACTACTACTGAGCAGAGCACCACTGCACAGAAAGAGACTCCTGCCAGCGGCGCAGCCTATACGGATAGCGCAGCTCGTTCCGGCACACCGCTGAGAGATATGCACGGAAGGCAGCAGATCTTCACGAGTGTTGAAGAAATCACGGCGAACAACCTAATTGAGGTTCTGAACAAAGCCATTCCGAAGCACATGAAGAACCGGAGCGACGAGATCTATCTGGAAAACTACCTGCGCGGCATTCAGCCGATTCTGGAAAGGGTCAAAAAATATCACGACGAGATCAACAACAAGATCGTCGTGAACGTGGCCAACCAGATCGTGACGTTCAAGACGTCCGAATTTGCAGGAGAGCCGATCCAGTATGTCTCGCGTGGCAGCGGGAAGGCAATCCCAAAGAAGGTTGAGAAGCTGAATTCCATGATGCTGTCCGAGGGCAAGCAGTCCAAGGACATGGATCTGGCATACAAGATCTTCACGTCCGGTGTCGGCTACCGGCTTGTCCTGAGAGACAAGGCAGAGAGCGTGGCAAAGGGAGAACTGCTGGATGAAGCGCCGTTCGAAATCTATATCCCGGAGACGCGCAACACGTTTGTCATTCGCAGAAATGACGTGACGAAGCGTGTCCTCGCCGGTGTGACGTTCTGCTATACGGACGACAACGAGTCCAAGATCGAATACACGGTGTACACGCCGAATGTGACGTTTACCGTGGAAGGAAACGCATCGCATGCGGAAAAGATCACAAACACCGTCACGCACAACTTCGGCATGGTCAACCTGATTGAATATCCATGCAACAGCGTGTATATGGGTGCTTTTGAGGTTGTCCTACCGCTTCTGGATGCATACAACTCCTGCCTGAGCAACAGGCTTGACGGCATCGATCAGTTCATTCAGGCCATCATGGTCTTTGAAGGCGTGGACATTACGAGGGAGCAGTTCCTTGAGCTGAAGGATCTTGGTGCTCTGAAGCTTCCTCCCGCAATCGACGGGCGATCCAGCAAGGTTTACTACCTGAACGAGCAGTTGGACCAGAGCCAGACGCAGACGCTGGTGGACGATATCTACCATACCATCCTCCAGATTGTTGGTATGCCGAGTCAGGGCAACGCGAACACCTCTGACAGCTCCAACAACGGCGCAATTATCATGAAGAACGGTTGGTGGAACGCAGAGGCGCGGTCACTTGAGACTGCCGGTATGTGGAAAGAAGCAGAAACCACCTTCCTGAAGATCGTCCTGAAGATCTGCGAAGAATCCAATGCACTGAAGGGGCTGAAGGTCTCGGATGTCGAGCCGAAGTTCTCCCGCAGAAGCTATGAGGACCTGCTGGTGAAGACGCAGAGCTTCTCCACGCTCCGCACTGCCGGATGCACACCGCTTCAGGCGTTCAAGTACAGCCACCTCAGTCAGGACCCGGAGAGCGACGCGATGGCTTTTGAAGAATATCAGAAGACAAGAGCGGACGAGCTTGACGCGATCAGCGGCATCGGAGGGACCGGCAACGTGACCAACTACGACGATGCGGGAACCGAAGATGAGACACCGGAGGAAGAAGAACCTGAAGAAGGGGACAGCTCTGGCGGAAACGAAGGGAACTACGGTGTCTGCCCGGTCTGCAAGCGCAGATTCAAGAAGCGCAATAACCGTCAGGTCTATGACCGGAACGAGTGCAGGAAGATCGCACAGAAGCGCAGGAGGTTCGGTGGTATTGGATGAACTTTGATCTCGCCGACAAGGCAATCAAGGACATGAACCGCAGGAACCTGAGAGCGTTTGACGGACTCAAGACGCTGAAGTTCGATGAGCTGAACGTTCTGAAATCGGTTGCGAAGGTATACGACAACTCTGTCAGCATTGCGAAGAGACGGTACAGGCAGATTGCGGAAGACGCTTACTTGGAGGCGCTGGTCCTTGCCGGAATGGAGCGAAAAAAAGCAGAGAAGCTGGCGGAGGAGTCCATTACGGATGACTGGGTTCTGGACATGCTGGAGGACAATGACGCGCTTACGCTGTACAGCTTCGTCAATGAGGTGGAGCGAAAGAAACAGCGAACGGCAGAGGCGATTCTGGCAGCACAGGACAAAACAGCCGAGGTGGACAAGGCACTGAGGCTGTGGACCATTCAGGTTTCTCAATATGCTGACAACAGTGTCCTGTATGCCACTCTTGACGGTTATGAGAAGGCCGGGATCAAAAAGGTCAAGTGGGTGTCCGAGAAAGATGAGAAGGTCTGCAAGGTCTGCTACAAGCTGGATGGCAAGATCTTCCTGATAAGCAAAGTTCCGGTGACACCGCATTACCACTGCCGGTGCATCCTGCTGCCGGTGAAGGAAAAGTAAGGATACAAACGGGAAACCGTTTTGAATATCAGTCAGAGAAGACTATAAAACGCGCAACTGGGGAGATCCAGTATAAAAGCGCAAAATAAAGGGAGCAGAGAAGCTCTACTTAACAAACCGCAAAGGAGAATTGAATTATGGCAGAATCCGATGTGAAAGTGACCGAAACCACTGATCCCGTGACCGATCAGGTTGACGAAGGCGCTTCCGAACAGGTTGACGAAAGCGCAGAAATCGCACGCCTGAAGGCTGATCTGGCGAAGCAGAAGGCGGCGCTGGACAAGGCTACCAAGGAAGCCGGGGATTACAAGAAGCAGCTCCGGTCCAAGCAGACGGCAGACGAAGCAGCTGCCGCAGAGGCAAAAGACCTTCAGGAAGCCATGCAGAAAGAGCTTGAGCAGCTGCGGAAGGAAAAGAAAGTTGCCGCAGATACGGCAAAGCTGATCCCGATTGTCGGCGACAACGCTGTGGCCGGGCAGATCGCAGAGTTCCTGTACGGTGCAGAGGACGCCGATGCCGCAATGGACCTGCTGTCCAAAGCTTGGACGGCAAAGGAAAAGGCCCTCCGTCTGGAGTTTGGAAAGATTCCCGCTCCGGGAGCCGGTAACTCTGAGGGAGCACAGCTCACCAAGGCAGAGATCATGAAAGTCAAGGATGCTGCCGAAAGACAGAAACTCATCGCGGAAAATATCCATCTATTTATGAAAACATGAAAGGATGATTCATTATGGCGGTTATTACCAACACCACTACCACCACTCAGTTCAGTCAGATGACTGTAAAGGAACTGGACTTTATCACCCGTTTTGAATCCACTTGGCAGGCGCTCATCGATATCCTCGGCATTATGCGGCCCATCGAGAAGCAGCCCGGCACGAAGCTTGTGTCCAGTGTCGCTTCCATTACCCTCGCAAACGGCACTGTGGCTGAAGGGGACGAAGTTCCTCTGAGCCTCGCGACCGTCACGCCGGTTGCGTATGCTGACCTGACCTTCCAGAAGTACCGCAAGGCTGTCACCGTGGAAGCGGTTGACAAGTACGGCGCTGCAATCGCGGTTCAGAAGACCGACGATGCCCTCCTGAACGAACTGACCGGCAATGTTCTGGATGACTTCTATACCTTCGCTCAGACTGGCACGCTGACCGATACGTACAGCACCTTCCAGATGGCCGTGGCGATGGCTATTGCCAAGGTCAAAAACAAGTGGAAAGTGATGCGGCGCGACTACAGCAACATCGTTGCGTTTGTCAACACGCTTGACCTCGGCGAGTACCTCGGTGGCGCTCCTATCTCCACTCAGACGGCTTACGGCCTTGAGTATCTGAAGAACTTCCTTGGCGCTGAAACCGTCATCGTTACCTCCGAGATCCCCCAGAAGATGGTTCTCGCCACTCCGGCGGACAACATCGTCCTGTACTACAGCGATCCTTCCAATGCTGATTTCAAGGAACTCGGCCTTGACTATACCACCGGCAACGGCCCGACCAACCTGATCGGTATCCACAAGGAAGGCAACTATGGCCGCGTCATGGGCGAGACCCATGCTCTGATGGGCATGAAGCTCTGGGCCGAGTATCTGGACGGCATCGCCAAGATCACCATCGGAAGCAACAGCACCGGCGGTAACGGCTGATGGCAGCACCCCGGAGGAAATACACCGTAATCGGCGATACATGGCTTAACGTTCGGGAAGAGCCGAGCAAGGAAAGCAATGTGATCGCAAAGCTGAATCCGGGCGATACGGTTACGGTGGACCCGAAAACGGATGCTCCCCTCGGATGGTTCGCGCTGAAAGACGGCGGCTATGTGATGGGAGAATTCATCGAATAAACTATAAGGAGGCGGGCAAGATGACCGTACTGGAAAGGCTGAGAATCAAGACGGGTGAGGACAGTGAAGAGCTGCTCTACGACCTGTTGGAAACGGCGAAGTACGCAATTCTTGCCCGCCGCTTCCCGTTTGCGGACTATCCGACGGACGATGACGGAAACGTCGTTCTGGAGACAAGATATCAGGACCTGCAATATCGGATGGCGCTGGACCTGTACAACAAGATCGGCGCGGAAGGGCAGATCAGTCACGGCGAGAACGGTGTGTCCCGCGCATATGAAAGCTCATGGATTTCGGCGCAGCTTCTGGAAGAGGTCACGCCGTTTGTGGGAACGGTGAGCTGACATGCGTGATCTGAAACGAAACCAGACCGAGTTCTGGTACTGTCTGCTGAATCCGAATACGCAGGAAGCCATCGTAGATGAAAACGGCAACGAGACCGGGGAGCTGATCCCTTCATACAAGAAGGCCGTCTCCATGCGGGCGAATATCTCACCGGCGACCGGCCAGAATCAGGTGGAGCAGTTCGGAAATTTGGACAGCTATGACAAGGTGATTGTCACATGCGACATGAGCTGCCCGATTGATGAAAACACTGTTCTGTTCATCGACAAGCGACCGGAATACACCAATGTGCAGACGCATGAGATCGTCGAAGGCCAAGCCCTGTATGCAGACGATGAGGTTGTTGAGAAGACGTATGAGCTTCCAAAGTACAACTACATTGTCAAGCGCGTGGCGAAGAGCCTGAACGGGATCTCGATTGCGGTACGGAAGGTTGATGTCGGATGAAGATCTCCATCGATGTGTTTGACAGCAAGTCGATTGACAAGGCGATCCAACAGTTGGAGGACTATCAGAAGGACCTTGACCGGAAGGCGCAGGAGCTTTGTAAACGTCTGGCGGATATGGGGGCGCTGTACGCTGAGTGGAATTTCTCCGGTGTCCAGTATGCCAGCGACAACATCGAGTACAAGGTGGAGCCTGTGCAGACAGAGCCAAACAAGTACGTCATACGGGCGAACGGTCAATCCGTCATGTTTATGGAATTCGGTGCTGGCGTCAAGCACGGATCCGGGCATCCGCAAGCAGCACAGTTCGGCATGGGGCCGGGGACGTATCCAAACGGTAAAGGTCACTGGGATGATCCACAAGGCTGGTGGTTCGGTGAAAAAGGCCACTTGACACACACCTACGGCAACGCACCGGGAATGCCGATGTATAACGCAGCAAAAGACCTGAGAAAAGAGATTCAGCAAGTTGCGCAGGAGGTGTTCAGCGGTGATCGATCTTGAAAATGATATCTTCGATTATGCGGCGAAGGCACTGAGAGCTGCGCATACCGGCATTGACGTCGCTGCGGAGTACGTCGAGATGCCAGCAAAGTTTCCGCATGTCAGCATTGTCGAAGCGGACAACCGGATCTTAACAAGGATGCGCACAAATAACATCGAGAACGCAGTTTCCGTAATGTATGAATGCAACATCTATTCCAACAAGGCGTCCGGCAAAAAGTCCGAGGCGAAGGCGATTGCCAACACGCTGGACGATGCCATGTCCGGTATCGGGTTTACCAGAACGTTCCGCGAACAGGTCCCCAATCTGAGGGACGCAACTATTTACCGAATTGTCTGCCGATATGAGGCAGTTATCGACAAGGATTTTGTCATTTACCAAAGCGAATGAAACTGAAAGAAAGGAATGATTGACTATGAGTCAGCGTTTTTCTACGGCTGGAATGCATCTGTATTATGCAGTCGAAACGTCCGCAGGAACCAAACCGACCAGCGGCCTTGTGAAGATTCCTGAGATCAAGAGCATTCCGAGCTTTAACTCTGCTCCTGAAACCATCGACAGCACCACGCTGGAAGAAACCGAGTTCCGTACCTACGTCGAAGGCCTGAAGGATCTGGGCGGTGCGCTGGAATTCGGCGCGAACCTCACAGCGGATTTGATCAGCGCGTGGGAGACATGCAATTCCGCGCATGACGCACTTGATGAAGGCAAGGCAATGTGGTTCTACGTGGTCCACGACAAGCTGGAAAAGTGCGTTGCGTTTGAAGGCGACCCGTCCCCGCTCGGCCTGAACGAGTCCAGTGTCGGCTCCATGCTGGAGACCACGCTTTACATCACCCCGAACACCGCACCGCAGTGGGTTGGAAAGCCGACCATCACCGTGAACGGCTGATAGAAAGGAACACGTAAGTGGAAGAAAGAATTAATCCGATCAAGTTTACGGACAAGGACACCAACGAAACCTATGAGCTGGACTTCAACCGGGAAAGCGTTAAGTTCATGGCGATACAGGGGTTCGTGATGGACGATGTCATGGATATGATCGCGACCAAAGGGGAAGAACTGTGGTACTACGCATTCAGGGCGCACCACAGACGCCTCTCCAAAAACCAGACAGACAAGCTCTACGAGAAAATGGGAGGCTTGACTCCGAAGATCATCAAGCGCCTGATGGAGCTGTATCAGCAAGCTCTGATGTCCAACAGCATTGTTCAGGACGATGACGATCTGGAGGCAAACCCTCATGTGGCAGTGGAGATGTAAGCGAGGAGCAGACAACTCCGCTGTCGATCATAGAAATATTTGAACGTGACTGCCCGTACTATATGGCAATCGGCATGACATATGAACAGTATTGGTATGACGATCCGCTGATGGTACGGGCTTTTTATAAGGCCGAGAAACTGCGGAAGAAACGCATGGATGAAGAAGCTTGGCTGCAAGGGTTGTACATGCTAAGAGCATTGGACGCAACTGTCGGAAACGCATTCAGGCAAAAGGGGCAGCAGCAAGTTGAGTATCCGAAGGAGCCTCTTTCTCTTACCGAAAGGCATGAAAGAGACGAGGCGAGGAAGGCACGCGACGAAGAGCAGGAAGCAACGCTTGCTCTGGCGTGGATGAGCAGTTTTGTACAGGCCGGGAAAAACTGGGGTAAGAACAAAGAAGCAAAGGGGTGATGTACCGTGGCTGAAGGAGCAATTGATAGTATAAGCATCGAAATCGGTGCATCGTCTACAAAGGCAGTAGAAGATATTAAGAAGCTTGCACAAAGTTTGAAAGAACTGAAGACGGCACAGCAAGCTGTAAAAAGCGGAAACTCCGGTACAAAGAATACATTCCAAAATATCAGTGACAGCAGCGTTCAGGCGATGAGCAAGATCGATTTGCTCAGAAAAAAACTCGACATTCTAAAACAAGATTTGAACAAGAAGATGGCCCTTGGGAAAATAGATGACAAGGGTATTGTGAATTCCGCATTGCAAATCAAGAGTGTTGAAAGCCAAATCGCAAAGGCTTCCGGTAAATCCGGCATGAAAGCATCGTTCAATCCATCATCCGACCTGATGACGAACCTGAAGCAAATAGGCAAAGATCTGAAAGGAAATATCAATGTTGGGATGCAAGCGTTCGGAAGTGCGCTTAAAAGTGCTGCCGGTTACGCAAAAAGCATTGCCAAGAGCATTTTGAGTTTCGCTGGGAAACAGATAAAGGGCATATGGGACAAATCCGCTTTTGCCGGTCTTGAAAAGTCTCTCGGCAGAATCAGGAACGTCATCAACTCCTTTAGCCGCATTGCGTTTTACCGTGCGATCCGAAGCGCGATCAAGTATGTTACAGACGCCCTGAAGGAAGGCGTCGAGAATGCGTATCACTATTCCAGAGAGTATGGGGAAGCCACAAGTTATATCGCGGACGCCTATGACCGGATATCCAGCTCAGAGTTCAAAATGTCCAACCAGCTTGGCGCTGCATGGGCGACCATGATTGCCTACATTGAGCCGATTATTATCCGTATTATCAATCTGGTTACGAGAGCTGCCGACGCTGTTACACAGTTCTTCGCGATCTTGAGTGGTAAGGGGACTTACCTGAAGGCTACAGACTACAACAAGAAGTGGGCCGATTCCGCAACCGGCGCTGCAAAAGCCGCAGAGGAGTGGAAAAACCAGCTGATGGGATTCGATGAGATCAACCGGCTTGAGGAACCATCTGATGGCGGAGGCGGAGGCGGCGGAAATGCTGGCCTTGACTACGGCGACATGTTTGAGGAAACGGCAAAAAACGAATTCTTCGAGCAGATCCGTGATGCCTTCGAAAACGGTCAGTGGGCGCTGATGGGCCAGCTCCTTGGCGAAAAGTTCGATGAGATCGTCGATATGGTGGACTGGAAGAAGTACGGCAAAAAGCTCGGAGCGGGACTGAATGCGTCGATCACCGTTGCGTATAACTTCCTGAAAACCGCAGACTTCAAGAACCTCGGCGTTCGCATCTCTGAGTTTATCAATAACGCACTAGAACAGGTAAACTTCGATCAAGCCGGTCGGACGTGGATGAGACTCAGACTGTCTCTGCTGGACTTTCTCATCGGCATTGCAGATGGACTTGATTGGAGAATGCTGGCAATCAAACTCAGCAACTTTGTCATCGGATCGCTTGATGAGCTTGCTGAATGGCTCAGAAATTTGGACACAACAAGCATTGCAAATGCCATGAAAGATTTCTTCGGAAATATTAAGTACAAAGAAATCGGTGACAAGATCGCAGAGGTTTTAAAACTCGCATTCGGCGACCTCGGCGATGTCGTGAAGGAGCTGCTTCCTGAAGGACTTGGCGACAATGTCAGGGATGGAATCGTTGACGCGATCAAAAATACAGACTTTGCTACCATTCACAACGTGCTTATGTACAAACTGGATGAAGCGGTGTTCGGCCCAAAGTGGGCTGACTTCTGGTGGAATTGCGTACATCACGGCGAATATTCTGGAAAAGAGATTATCAACGGCTTGATTCAGGGCGTCGATGGCGGCAAGCAGTCGCTGGAATCTTCGCTGGACAATGGGTTAAAGAAGCCAGTGAATCAGGCAATGGGCGAAGTAGAGCTTACAACAGGCCAAAAGCTTGGGAATATTGTCAGTAAGCTGGAGTGGTTTAGCTCCCAGATGGGCCTTGCATCTCTGCCGTTCGGGAGATTCTTGGCCGATGGTCGGGCAGCTCTTTCTGCTCTGGATTCGGATGTGTTTTCGTTTGGCAGAAACATCATTGACAATTTTAGAACAATAGCACAGGCTGCGGCTGAGACGTGGAACTACATAAGATCTGGCGGCGGAGTCAGCCTGTTTGGCGGGAAGATTACAATTGGAGCGCCAGCACATGCAGAAGGTGGATTCCCTGAAGACGGGCTGTTCTATGCAAACCACGGAGAGCTTGTCGGAAAGTTCAGCAACGGCAGAACGGCAGTTGCCAACAACGAGCAGATCGTTGCAGGAATCAGCGCCGGTGTATTCGATGCGGTTGTCGCGGCGTTTGCACAGAGCGGCGGTGGCAGCGACGGAAATGACAGGCCGGTCAATATCTATCTTGACGGCAAATTGATTGCTCAGTCCACGACGAAATATCAGACACAGTTTGCGAGAGCCAGAGGATAGGCGGTGAAGCACAATGAGAGTTATCGTAGACGGAACAGATATCACAAACTACATTGGCTACAACGGCCTGAAATGGCAGCGCAACGACATTGATTCTCCGAACACCGGGCGCGATATGTCCGGGACCATGCACAGGGGGCGCGTATCGACAAAAATCCGGCTGGATATTACATGCCGTCCCCTGTACGCAAGGGAACTGATGGTACTGCTGAATCTGATCTACCCGGAATATGTCACAGTAACGTATGATGACCCGATGGAAGGGAGCGTTACGAAGATCATGTATTCCAACAACAACCCGGCGGCGTATCAGGGAATGAACAAAGACGGGCGAGAGGTTTGGACGGGCGTGACGTTCCCTCTGATTGAGAGGTAAAGCAGATGCAGGAAGTATCAAACCTCTACCGTCAGATCCTAGCAGAGACAAACCACTGGTTTGAAGTATCGCTTGTGATCGGAGAAACCGGAGACGGTGACAGCGGTTACAGAGAAGACCAACTGTTCAGCATCCAGACAAACCACAGGGCGTTTTCGGAAGATACGCCGACTGTGGGAGGAGCGATTGCCGGTGAGATCGACATTCAGATGATCGATCCATACGTGGATATCCCAAAGGCAGCAAAGCTCCAATTGTTCACGAGAGTGACAGACGGGACGCAGTCGAGTGAATGGCTCAAGAAGGGCGTTTACTACGTTGATACAAGAGAGTTCACCAAGAACAGCGACGGTCTGGACGTTCTGACCATTCACGGTTATGACGCGATGCTGAAGTTCGGGCAGCTCTATCCAAGCGACAACGAGCATGACTATCCTCTGCTTGACGAGGATATGGTTGCGTTTGTTGCGCAGGTTGCCGGGGTTACAGTGGACGAGCGAACATACGAAGCAATGGGGAGAAACTACACCTTCCCGTTGATGACCGGATACACAAGCAGAGAAGTACTTGGAATCATTGCGGCAAGCTATGGCGGTAACTTCATCATGAGCGATGAGGGGAAGCTGCTGCTTCTCAAGCTTGGCAGCTTGCCGCCTGAAACCAACTATCTGATTGACGAGATAGGCAATTCCATTCTGATCGGGGATGACAGAATCCTGATCTGAAAGGAGCTGAAACATGGCAGCAGAAGTATTCAACATTCTGAAACGTGCGGACAACGTAACCGTAGCGCAGCAGCAAGCTGGATATTCGATGGTACGGATACACGCCGGGACAGATGATAATAACAATGAGATAATCTATGAAGCTGGTGACGAAACCGGCGCGGTACTGGAAATCAGCAACGAGTTCGGCACACAGCAGATGGCAGAGGATATTCTGTCAGAGATCTCTGGTTTGCAATATCAACCGGGAAAAGCGGAGGGCGCACTGGTTGACCCAGCCGCAGAGATCGGTGATGTCATCACGGCAAACAATGCTTATTTCGGTTTGTACATCCGGGCAACAGATTTTGGACGTCTGATGAAGTCCGATGTGGAAGCTCCGACAGATCAGGAAATTGAACATGAGTTCGGAGCGGAAACCAGTCAGGAACGTGAGTATATCCGATTCACAGGTCAGGTAAAATCAACGTTGAAGGTTCATTCCGCTGAGATTGCTGCAAAGGTGTCCATTGAAGACCGAAATGCAGAAACAGGCTTCGGGTGGTCATTAACCAACAATCAATGGCGTGTTGGAAAGTACAGTGGCAGCACGTTAAATCCTGTTTTTACCGTTGACGAAAACGGCGTCTACATCGTTGGCAGCGGATCGTTCACGGGAACCATCACAGCGAACGGCGGAACAATCGGTGGCCTGAAGATCACGAACAACTCCATTGAAAGCGCAAACGGAGCGTTCAAAGTAGACTCTGACGGGAACATCACTGCGAACAGTGGAACGTTCAAAGGTGATGTCTACGCCGGGAACATCAAATACGGTGTTGGAGCTGGCGGTGTAAACTATGGGACATTCTCCGGGGCTGGCTTGTCTGGCGGTTCTGTCGGAGCGGGAAAGATCGTGGCGAATGATCTAACAACGGGACAGTTCAGCAGCGGTGTGACAACAAGTCTTGGATATGCAAATTTTTCCAACGCTGTTTTTCAAGCCTCTGACAAAGCACCATATGCAAGAATTGGAACTATTATTGCAGACACGGTAACTGTGAATAAAGGTGCTACAGCTTACGACATTGTTGGTCATACGCATAAATTTACAGAGGCAAACGGAAAAGTTTATATCGAAGCAGCAGATTTGACCGGAGCAGCTCATTCTTTTAAGATAGCCGATACACAAGCATATAAGGATGGTGTGTCGGCGGTGTATATTAGTGCTACATCCGGCACAAGCTATAGCAACTCTGCTGACAGAAGCTGCAATGTTACAGGGAGCAATGTATATTATACATCGCAGATGGTCTATGGAAGAATCCTTGCGACGCTGTCAAATGGAAATCAGCAAACTATTTATATTGGAATGGACGCATCGAAAGCATATGCGGCAGGAAGAAGCTCTGCACCAGCACCTAAGTATGCGGTATTTACCGTCCAAGCAATTTCTGCAAGTCAGGGTGGAACGGTTTATATTTACAGTGACGAAACCGGTCTGATGAGACTTAGAGAAGGACAACAGTTCGATCAAACCTAATACGAATGGAGAAAAATAATGAAAATCAGAACAGCATCTGGTATGGAATTCGATTACGACATGATAACGGAAAATCCAAACCCGCCAAGGCTATACATTCATCTGTTGAACACGACCTTGCCAAGCGCAATGTCAGTTCTTTTCGGAGAGGGTGGCCTTCCGTTCGTTGGGTACGAGGACTACAGATTTTTGCAGAGCGTAGCTGATGGGTATCCGGGTGTGACGCTGTCACTCAAGAAAACATTTGACTGAAGGAGAAAACAATGGACGAATTTGTGAAGATGAGAAAGCAGGAGCTGGCAATGATGGTCAACACGCTCAAGAGGCTGGATGTGCGCGGCTTTGAGAGCATGGACATGCTTGTCGGCATGGTTGCGTTCCTGAATGAAGCAATGGGAAGAGAAACCGAAAACACACCGGAGGGGTGATGAATCATGGCGGACAGACGCATTGCAGACCTCGATGAAGCAACAGTATTAACCAATAATGATCTGTTTGTGCTGTCACAGAGCAATCAAGCGAAAAAGGCAACGTGGTCGAGGATTCTGACGTATCTTGCCAATGCGTTGGACGGGCATGGCGGGATCAGTTCAATCTCCAAGGTTTCTACTACAGGCAATGTGGATACATACCGCATCACATATGCAGACTCGACTGTCAGCACATTTGCAGTTACGAACGGGAAAGAAGTAAGTGGTGTAACTCAGTATTGGGCTGCGTCGGATTCCAATTCCACTGTACCGTCTCAATGGAGCGAAAGCCGCCAGACAATGACAGCGGTAAACAAATACCTTTGGAGCTATTACCGTTTCACTTACAATGACGGGTCATACGACGAAACATCCCCAAGCGTTATCGGTGTATACGGAGACACAGGCAATGACTGGTATGTACATATCCAGTATGCGGTTCGTAGACCTGAATCCAACGATGACATGAGGGGTTTTCCAAGTGACTGGATTGGCATTTACAGCGGAACCGATGCTGCACCTCCTGAGAATTATACTAGCTACACTTGGTATCAGTACAAGGGGGAAAAGGGAGACACAGGCAACTCCATTTTGTCGATTAACAGGACAGGCACAACCGGACTGATTGACACCTATACGATCTCCTTCTCCAACAACACGGCAACGACGTTTCAAGTCCGTAACGGATCAAACATCACAGGGATTGAGAAAACTGGGACAAGCGGTCTTGTTGATACATATACCGTATCGATATCGGATGGCACGACAACAACGTTTACGGTAACGAACGCGAAGAGCATCAGCAGTATTACACCTGTCGATGTGACAAGAGCCGCTGGACATACTGATGTCTACCGCATCAATTTCAATGACGGTGATACATACGAGTTTCAGATTTATAACGGTGTAAACGGAACCGGCGCAGTGTCTACTGTCGATGGGATTGTATCTGCCAATCAGGAAGTTACACTTCTTACGCTTGGCACAGGAGCGCCAACACCGGCAACTGTCGGGGCAATTAAGTCGAGGTATTTTGATACAGCTTCTTCTCGTTTGTACATCTGCACTGGGATTGATACAAGCGGTGCGGAAACGACTTATACATGGGCTGGCGCTGGTGTAACGACAGACTCGGCGATGTCTACCACTTCGACAAATCCAGTACAAAACGCAGTTCTGACAGCAATTATAGGGACTGCCACAATGAGTACAACTGCGCAGAATATCAAGGGTGCAATCAATGAACTGAAGCAGTCCATTGATACGGTTACTGGAAATATCAAGCACATAAAGGCAACCAACATTGATGTTGCGATTTCTTCGTGGGTGACAGACCCAGATGGGACAAGCTCAGACTTCCCTAAAAGAGCTTCAATTCCTGTAACCGGCGTAACGTCTGCAATGTTTACAGAGGTAGTGTTTAGTATTGCAGACGCAATGAGCGGTAATTTTGCTCCGATTTCCAAAAGTGGTACTGATGAGGTTTACATCTATGCCGCAGAAACGCCTGATAGTGTCATTACCATTCAGTCCGTGCTGGCTGTTCTGTGAGGTGAGGCTATGATAGGAAGAACAAACGTTGGTGGAGCAGGTGGCAGTGGAACCGCGTTTGCGTATATTGGCGTAATATACCCAGTTGGTGCAACGCTTACATGCTCGGATGGGCGAAAGACGTTAAGAGCAAAAGACACGACGGGGATGTATGTGTTTGGCGTACCATATGCGGCAACGTGGACAGTGACTTCAGTTCAAGGTTCTAGTACAAACTCAGAAAGTGTTGTCATTTCAACTCTCTGGCAAGATGAAATAGTTAATTTGAGCGGATGGGACGGAACGTTGTTCGACAGAGGTGATCAATATGTGGATGTAACTGGTGGATGGGCGATTAACTCTCAACTGTATTATCCGTTTCCAGATACACAATTTTCAAATGTTGGAACAGGCTCAATTGAAACCACAATACATGCGGTGTTGCAAACTTACGAAACAGAATGCGTCTTTCAGACTCTTTCGCCAATAGACTTGAAAGATTATAGCAGCATAACCATTGACTATAGTATCAACGAAAGCAACTGCACATACTTTGCCCTAACAAATGTTACCAGCGGTAACACAGGTTCCTCAGCATATGTGACTGCGGGCACTAGTTTGCCAAAAAAGTCGCAACAAATAACAATTGATTTGACTAGTAGCACAATTCAAAACTTCCTTTACAACAATCTTGTGTATGCGACGGTAAGTGTTGCGATGAGCAGTCCAGGATATACCAGTGTTGAAGCAACAATATCAAAAATTAAAGCAAGCAAAGCATAATGCTGAAAGTGCAGGTGATACACAATGATTTACAAGACAATAACCGTATCATTCGGCGCGCTTCGGAAGATCACCGGTCCCGCTTTGCAGTGGCAGTACAACGAGAAGCAGTACCTTGTCATCAACGGTCTTGACCTGCCTGAAGTGTACGCAGTGGACTTCATGAACAAGGGCGATGATGAGACGATCACGATGACGCCGACGGAAGAGGGTGTGCTGATCCCGGATCAGTTCCTTCTGGACGGCAGGCCGCTGATTGCCTACATCGTCGTAATAGACGGGGAGAGCGTCAACACCATTGCGCAGGCCACATTCCCGGTCAACACGCGAGGCGAACCCTCGGATATATCACCTAAACCGTCAGAGCAGCAGCAGATTGAACAGCTGATTGCTACCATGAATGAAGTTGTCGAGAATGCGGCAGACAGTGCGGAAGAGTCTGAGCGTCAGGCCGGGATTTCCGGTGAGTATGCAACCGACTCAGAGGCATGGGCAGTCGGCCAGCGTGACGGCGTGGATGTTGAGTCTACGGATGAAACCTATCACAACAATTCAAAGTATTGGTCACAACTTGCACAGCAAGCCGCTGGTCGTGATGGCTGGGTAAGCTTTTACATTGATGAGAATGGACATCTGCACTATGTCAAGACGGAGAATGCCGCACTCCGCTTCTACATTGACGCAGTTGGACATCTTCATGCAACAAACGCATAAGGGGTGAGGACATGGCACAAGAATTTGATTTTGATATTGGTTCTGTAGTAGGGCCTCAGGGTGAAATTGGCCCTCAAGGGCCGCAGGGGCCAAAGGGCGATAAGGGTGATACTGGCGCAACTGGCCCACAGGGGGCGCAAGGTGTTCAGGGGCCGAAAGGCGATCAGGGCGAAACTGGTGCGACAGGACCTCAGGGACCGAAGGGAGACACCGGTGCGACAGGTCCGCAGGGGCCGCAGGGGCCAAAGGGCGACAAGGGAGATGCGGGTGCATCTGACGCGGGAGAAGTCTCGTATGATAAAACAGCTACCTATCAGGAGGGTTCTGTTGGGGCAGAGCTGAGTAATCAATCTCGCCATTTAAGTGACAAACAGGACGCTCCGTCAACAGCCGGAACTGCCGGTCAGGTACTGAGTCTGGATTCCAACCTCGATCCTGTGTGGGTAGATCAGACTGGTGGTACAACAGGATTGACAATTCTGTCGTATGGGCACAGCACTTGGGCAGATTTCCTTGCGGCATATAATGCGAATCGTGTGGTATATTGTCGTGCATCATCAAGCACCGACCCCAGTACAGGGACGCAGGGAAGATTTGCGTTTATGGCATTTGTCAACGTTTCTGGAAGCACTCCGACATCTGTGGAGTTTCAGTATTATCGGTCTGTTTCCAGCCACACGGCCGCACAGCAGGGCGATCAGGTCTTTGTTTACACGCTGAAATCTAATGGTACGTGGTCAGTTGAGACAAGAGAAGCAAGCACGAAGATTGCGGCCGGGACGAATCTGTCACAGGCATACAGCAACGATACACTTACTCTCAGCTTTGATGGCACTGGATACATTACCGCGCCGTCTTCTGCCGGAACCGCAGGTCAGGTTCTTGGGTTGGATAGCAATCTGAATCCGACATGGGTAGATCAGACTGGTGGGTCTGGCGGCGGCATGAACATCGTCACGCTGACAGGGACACAGATCACTCAGGTGGGTGCGGACAATACGATGTACATGTGCGGAGAACTTACCGAGTTGACGTTCACAGCTCCGAGCGTTGGCATCACAGGCATCAGGTTCACAAGCGGCACGACTCCCACAGTTCTGACGATCAGCGGCGTAACGGCTTGGATGTTTGACTTTGACCCGACCAGCTTGGAAGCCAGCACAACCTATGAGATTAACGTCCTCAACGGAGTGGGGTGCGTAGGATGGGCGTGAGACTGCCGAGCGAGTATCAAGATGTTGAGTGGATAGGAACAACGGGAACGCAGATCATTGATACGGATTATCTTCCGGTTGACGGGGATGAAATGTCAATCGAGTTTTCGTTTACGAGTTTTCCGGGGTCAAAGAACTATTATTGTCTTGCAGCTACAGATAATTCTGACCCTCAAGTGCAGTTTGTATTCGGAAACGATAGCGGTTCAAGAACTCTTTATTACAAGTATTTTTCAACAGGTTCTGCAAAGATGCTGAAGACATCTTTTGCTGTTAATACGATATATCGAATTGATGTTGCATCCAATGGCGATTGTACTTGTAATGGAGTAACTGTATCGCCCGTCAATAACTTAGGTTATGCAACAGGGCATATGCGATTCTTCGCACGAATGGCGGGTAACATCAATTTCATTGGTAGGCTGTATACGTTTGTTGCATCTCATAGTGGGACGGAAAAGGTTAATCTTGTACCATGTTACCGCAAATCGGACAACGAACCCGGCATGTATGACCTCGTCTCCGGCGAATTTTTTGTCAATCAAGGTACTGGTGAGTTTGTTGTTGGCCCTGATGTGATCGGCAGTATCAGTCCTCTCATGGTTGCGTGGAGACGGATCATGATGGCAGCGGCTTCCGTAGCGAAGAAGCTAACCAAGCTGATTGCAACATCCACGACCGGTCTTGTGAGTTTCGACACCAATGTGGAAATGCCGACGAAGGTAACGTGCGAGTTCAGTCCTTTGCAAGAGGGAACAGGCGATCCGTCACCTGATAACGTCAGGCCGATCAGCGGGTGGACTGGGTGCGAGGTTTACCATACAGGCAAAAACATGTGGTGGACAGACTACACCTACAACGATCCTGGGGGTGCAATAAAAAAGAACGGAGAATTTATCGCCATTAATAAAGGAGGGGTAACTACTACATATTTGCTTGGTGGATCATCAGAAAATAATAGAATTAATTTTAAACTGCCAAAAGGTACATATTCCCTTTCTGCTTATTCGGAAACTTTTTCTGGAATGTATCTATTGTTTACTGATGGGTCAAAGTGGTATCCAAGAACTACAAAAACGTTTGACAAAGATATGATTGTGCAAGCAGTCAGATGCAATACGGCAAGACTTGCAGTAGGAACATATCTGTGGAAAATACAAATTGAACAAGGTGCAGAATGTACCGACTACGAACCCTACCAAGGCGAAACCATCCCCATCACCTTCACCGACCCGACAACCGGCGATCCTCTAACAGTCTACGGCGGCACGGTCACGCTCAATGAGGATGGGTCAGCGGATGTGGTGAGTGAGTGGCAACTTATTGATCTTGGAAACTTGAAGTGGGTTGCTGACGGATCAAGATCGACTTATTATTATGCGACAGTTCCTACTTTAGTAAGTAAAAATAATAACGTTATATCTACTTGCTATAAGGGCATTAATCCTCAAGGTATTGGAGCTTGGCGAACCGATACAAGGGATTTGATTATAGGGCAAAGGAGCAATTCGTCGATTGCGATTATTGACACTAACTACCGCAACGATGCATCAGGATTAAAAACGAGCTTAAGTGGTCAATATGCTATCACATTAATTTCGCCAGTCATATACCACTTCCCCAACATCGGCCAGCTCTACACCTTCCTCGACACAAACAACATCTGGCACGACATGAACGGTGACATCACCGTTGAATATTGGAACAAACAGTAAAGGAGAAATAACCATGAGACAGATTTACATCGTAAACGCAACACAGGTAGTCACCAGCACCGCGCATCCTGAAGGAGTTTATAAAACTCTTGATGGCTTCCCGAAAACCTTCGACTCTCGCAACTATGACGCAACGGAAGACAACCCGAACGGCAATCCTGAGCGTGCTTATGAGGTCGCAGAAGCAGAATTTCACGCTCAGTGGGCCGAGTTCCTGCGCTCCACCACTCGCGCTATGTGGGCTGTGACCTTTGAGAGAGCCGATGGTCGGCAGATTTCTCAGGCTTCCAAGGGAGCGTTCCCGGACATGACTCCAGCACCGGCTGAAGAGGCTGAAGAGTAATGGAGTGCGGGAAAAACTTTGTTGTATGCAATAGTTGCCCGTTCCGGGACGGTTGCAAATGGCGAAAGTGAGTTCACTTAACGTACAAATTCCGGGACAAGCATCCTCCCGACAAAACATGCTTGCATGAAATCTCAGGATTTCATTGAAGCGTAATTGTATCAAAATTGTTAAAAGGAGAAAACAGAATGGATTTTAGACATGCATGGTTTCAGATGCTCAACGGCAAAAAGATCAAACTCCCTCATTGGGCTGGCTATTGGGTATGGGAGAACAACACTATCATGATGCACTGCCGCGACGGGAAAGTGCTGGATATTCGGGAAACCGATAATCCGGCGTACACCTTCAGCAATATTGCCTCTGGTGATTGGATGGTAGTGGAGTAATCATATCTCGTGAAAATCGTGCGAAATCACGAGATAGTCACGAGATCGGAAAACAGACTGCGGCGGCTCAGTCAGCCAGAAGGATTTGCCCTCACATCACCTCCGTCTAAAGTGATGCGTGTGTCCCGATGGTTCTACAACCGCCACATAAAAACAGGAGGGATGCTTATGTGGTTCATTCGATTTATGGTGTGGTTGATGATTGCCAGCCTTGTATGCATCTTTTTCTATGGTGCAGGAGGAGACGAGCCATGAGCGCAGATGATTTAGACGTTTGGATTAACTACCTGTTGGAGGGTAAACAATGAGCTATCATCAAACAATCTATAACCTATTGCGTGGATACGGCCTTTCTGAAGCCGGGGCTTTGGGTATGCTTGGCAACTGGGAATGTGAGTCCGGCTGTGAACCGTATCGGGTACAAGGAGACTATCAGGCAAGCAGAGCAATCAGCAAGGCGTATGTAAATGCCATCGAGAATGGCACATCTGACAGATACCGGTTTTCCAATGATCAAAAAGGGTTTGGACTTGCCCAATGGACGTACTATTCCCGTAAAGATATGCTCTGGGAAGTATGGAAGCATAGCGGGAAAAGGATAGACGATGTGGGGCTTCAGGTTGACTTTGCAATGCGAGAGCTTCAGGGGGGGCACTCCGGCTTGCTGTCATTTCTCAAGACCACAGAAGCTATCTGGGATGCAACAGATCGCATCTGCCGGGAATATGAAAGACCTGCCGTCAACAATGTTCAGGCGAGGTATGAGGCCGCTCTTAGGATCAGAAAAGAGATTGACCTCAGTGGGCAGTCAACTGTGGGTCAAGTAAAACCAGAACCAGAGTCAAATACAGAAGAACCGAAGCTTGAGAAATGGTTTCCTCGTACAATTGACGAGCATTGTACGGGCTGGCCTGAAGTTTGGCTCTTGCAGTCGCTACTCAAATGCAGAGGCTACAACGTTCTAGTGGACGGTATCTTCGGTGATGCGCTTGCCAACAAAGTCGAGCAGTTTCAGAGGGAAAACAGCCTTTATGCCGATGGTGTGGTCGGCAAAAACACGTATACCAAGCTGGGCATCGACCCGGCAGTTTTTGAAGGGAGATAACTATGGAACAGTCTGAAAAGAAAAACGCAGAGCGGTATCTCGTCATCACAAAGAGCGGAGAATCCGCGATAGTTTGGGCAGAGGATTTCTCCGATGTTCTGAAAGAGCTTGACGAAAGCGCTGGAGTAGACGCAGGATTCAGCAAGGATGATGTCAAGCTGATCATGGTGCTTGACTAAGAGGAGGGACAGAAATGAAATTACCGAACAAAGTTTATGACATACTGAAGTGGATTGTGATGATCTGCATCCCGGCACTGACTACCGCTTATGTCGGTCTTTCAGCGGTATGGGGATTCCCGTATGCTGAAGAGATCGCAAAAACGTCGGCAGTTGTCTGCACACTTCTCGGTGCGCTCCTCGGTATTTCTACTGCTCAGTACAACAAGGACAAGACAGGCGAGTAACAGGAGGGCGCTGTTATGGGGAATTTGACTCCAGCTCAAGCCACTGTGATCGCGTCGATCATAAGCGGGCTTGTGGCAATCGTTGTCTGCATCATCAACAGCAGAGCGCAGCAGAGAAAGATTATGCGCGAGATGATGGTAGAATTGCAGAAGCAGAACGATGAAATGCGGAACAATGAAGCCATCAGAGACGCGAAGCTCCAGATGTGGATGAAAGGCGTGGAAGAAAAATTGGACATACACAACGGCTATGCGGAGAAGCTGGGAAACATAGAGAAGAGCATAGCCGTAATACAGAACGACATAAAGACCCTGTACAAGCAGGCTTGATTATGTCGAAAAAGCATGATACAATGACGGAAAATAAAACTATAAGGAGATCCGTCATGGATTACGAAAATCCCAAAACAATAGATTTTACTGTTCATGAGAGCATCATGGCAAGAATGGAGCGTGCGAACAAGCGGTGGTTTATCGCATGGGTTATCACATTCGTTCTTTTCCTTGCAAGTTGGACAGGCTTCATTATCTACGAAAAACAGTTTACTGATGAAGAGTGGACGTTTGAAGCCACAACGGAAGGCGCTGGAAATGCTATAGCGAACGGTAACGGCGAGGTGTATTATTATGGCGAAAGCGAAGGTAACGCACCGCAAGAGAACCAAGAAGTACGGTAAAGGAACATCGTACCGTCGTTGTCCCAACTGCGGCGGGGACGGAAGGGTTCGGATCAGGAAAACATGACACATGACATTCCACCGGACACACTGAACAGCAACATCAACTACTGCATCGATGAATATGTCCGGCTTGTAGAGCACAGAGAAATGCTCCGAGACAAATGGTTTCATGGCAAGACGTTTGAGAAAATCGCCGAGGACTATGGAATATCTGTTCAGAGAGCAAAGGATATCATCTACAACATTGGAGATCCCATCCTGATCAGAGCATCAAATATGTAAAAGAGCCTCACACTACGGTGTGGGGCTTTTCTTTTTCAAACAGAATATGTACTTTTGCCTACCAGAAGATGTACAGTCGCTTTCTTTCGTGAGAGCGGCTTTTTTGTTACCATCTTCCCAGTAAATGAGGTGATTCTATGTATGACAATGATGAATTGCTCATGCTGCTGGATGACGATCTGTTCCCTGTAGAAGAAAGAGAAACGGAGTCAGAGCGATGGCGTGGGTAATGTTTGAACCGAACCCTGTGCGAACCGGGGCCATTGACTGCACTGTCAGGGCGATTGCGAAGGCGCTTGACGTGTCATGGGAGAGAGCTTATGTGATGCTTGCTCTGAATGGCTTCCTGATGGGAAACGTCATGTGTGCGGATGAGGTTTGGGGCGCACTGCTCCGACAGAACGGATACAAACGGTTCATGGTAGAGAACACATGCCCTGACTGCTATACAGTGGACATGTTCTGTGAGGATCACCCGGAAGGAACATACGTCGTAAAGAGCGAGGACCATGTAGCGACTGTCGCAGACGGGCAGCTCTATGATTCATGGCCGTCTCAAAACAAAGTCGTAATTTATTACTGGGCAAAAGAGAAAGGATGATTCACTATGGCAGCTTACAACTACTACGGGCAGAACTTCGGAGGACAGTACGGTGCTGGGTATTTCCCGCAGAACTTTCAGGGCCAGCCGATGATGCAGCAGCCTGTCCAGCCGGTGCAGATGCCGCAAGCTCAGACCGTGCCGGTGCAGTCTCCATCCGGGATCATTTGGATTTCAGGAATGCAAGAGGCGCAGATGTATCCGGTGGCCCCGAACAACGCAGTTGCGCTCTGGGAGAACAGCGGCAAGACGATCTACCTCAAACAGGCAGACGCAACCGGCAAACCGACTATGCGAATCTATGATCTGGTAGAGCGGACGGAAACGTCAAGCAGTGCCGGTGCTCACGATGAGAAGGCGCCGAACTACGTCACCAAGGACGAGCTTGGCACGATTGTTGAGGCCGTGAAAGGTCTTGCCAGCGAGGTCGATACCATGAAGGGAGATCTGTACGGCGTGGCCGGTCGGAAGAAGACGGCAAAGAAAGCGGAGGTAACTGAAGATGATGCCTAATCAGATCATGGGAATGCTTGGGCAGCTAAAGGCTAATCCTCTTCAGTTCCTTATGCAGCGCAGGATGAATCTTCCGCAGAACATCAATGTAAGTGACCCACAGGCGATCCTGAACCATCTGGTCAGCTCCGGCCAGATCAGTCAGGAGCAGATCAATCAGGTCTATCAGATGATGCAGAGGATGGGCAGATAACAGTCAGCTTTCCCTACTGTTCCTCCATCTCCTGTGCAGACAAATAAACTTCGGTGAGGTCATAGCTGCCGCATTCAGGGCATTTAACATCGTCGACTGACTGGACCTCTCCACATTTTCCACACTTGAAATACTTGGCTTTAAGGAAAGAACGGCCTTCATAATATCTCCCAAGCTCTTGCACGTGTTCCTTATCCAAAATTTTCATATCATCACGACCTTTCACAATGGATAGTAACATGATATCACGGTGAAATCAAGTGTCTTACCCGCTGTCAAGTGCGCATAGACAGTGGATGACAAATACAAACCCCATACCGAAAAGAGAAGGTATGGGCTAACCCCAACAGTTAGGGGAGAAAGGAAAACAAAATGGACGAGACTAACACCAATTTCTCGATGCCCGTAATGCCCGCTTACGGCGGTGGCTACGGCAACAATGGCGGCTTCGGTTTCGGCGGAGACGGATGGTGGGTAATTCTGCTCCTGCTCTGCCTTGGCGGTGGCTGGGGTACCGGTTTCGGTGGCGGCTTCGGCAACATGCAGCTCGGCTATGACTTCCCGTGGCTCCTGAACGGTCAGAACGGGATCAACAACAATGTCTCTGACGGGTTCCGTGATGCACAGCTCCACGACAGCGTAACTTCTGTCCGTGACGGCGTGAGCAATCTTGCCACTCAGCTCTGCGGTTGCTGCGGCGACATGCAGATGGCGATGGCAAACGGATTCTCCGGCGTCCAGCAGTCCCTGTGCTCTGGCTTTGCCGGAACTACCGCTGCGATCACCGGTGCTCAGAACGCCATTGCCCAGCAGCTCTATGGAAACGAACTGGCTTCTCTGAATCGCAGTTTTGCTGAACAGACTGCCAGTACGGCTGGCTTCACTGGTGTGAACACTGGGCTTGCCGATCTGAAGTACACGGTTGCGACTGAGGCGTGCAACGACCGTGCAGCTCTGTCTCAGGGCATTCAGACTGTGCTCGACAAGCTTTGCGCTCTGGAACTGGATGGTTACAAACGTGAGAATGATCAGCTCCGCACTCAGCTTAACATGGCGAACCTTGCAGCGTCTCAGACTGCTCAGACCGCTCAGATTCGTGACGGTCAGGTTGCTTCCGTCAATGCTCTGGTGAATGAACTGCGCTCTTGCCCGATTCCTGCGCAGCCCGTCTATGGATCTCAGCCGATTTTCACCTGTGGTGGTAACAACGTCGGCTGCGGCTGCGGTGGAAACGGTTTCGTGAACTGATTGAGGTAACGCTATGGCAAAGTATATTACATCAACGGACCAGAATGTCGCCATGAACGGCACGATTCCGTTTGACATTGTATCTATCCCGTGCAACAAGGGATGCGTAGTCCCGATCACAACCGGGGTTCTTACTTTGCAAGGCAGTTCCACAAACAGGTTCGCACGGTACGAAGTAGACCTGCAAGCAAACATTGCGATTCCTGAAGGTGGTGCGGTTACCCCGATTGCTGTTGCCATCACGCTGAACGGAGTTGAGATTCCTGACAGCGTTGCGATTGTGACGCCAGCAGCGGCAGAAGACGTGTGGCATGTGAACACTACCGCAACGATCACGGTTCCCTGTGGATGCTGTGTTTCTATCTCTGCTGCGTATGTAGACGCGACAGAGGATGACGCAACAGTAACTCCTACTCCGTCCATCTTCGTGAGACGGCTTGCTTCGATTACCGTCACTCGCATAGCCTGACAGGAAGGAGGACAATCGTATGAATTACATTGACAGCATTGTTGACCTTTGCGGCAAAGAGTTTGAAGCCATTGCCAAGAACGGCAAATTCAGATCCCGTGAAGAAATCGACTCCGTGTACAAGCTGATGGACATTGTCAAGGACAGCATGGAGATCTCTTGCATGGAGGCTGACATGGAAGGTGAGTCCTACGATGACGGCATGAGCCAGCGCGGCGGAAGCTACGGAGATCGCTCGTATCGCTATGACGGCGGTTCCTACGCACGTGGCCGTGGCCGGAACGCTCGTCGTGACAGTATGGGACGGTACTCCCGCGAAGGTGGAAGCTATGGATACTATCCTGACGGCAGACCCATGCGCGGCTACTCCCGTGACGGGAAGGAAGAGTACAAGGAACAGCTTATGGACATGATGGACAATGCGCCGGATGAGCAGACTCGGCAGAGCATCCAGCGGATGATTGACCAGATGAAATAAGCAAAAAGAAAGCGGCAGGACGTCACAATCCTGTCGCTTTTCTTGGACTCGGTTCGTATTTTGCGTACACCAAATTTACACCACGGAGTGCCATTTACACCACGTTTACACCACCAAATTTGCCGTTATATGTACAAAAATGTACATTGGTGCATGTTGCGTTTTGAGAACTATTAATGTGAAAATCAAAAGAAAATTCCCGAAAATCCATTGTTTTCAGGACTTTCGGGAACTTTTTGCTCTGGAGCTGATAGCCAGATTCGAACTGGCGACCTCATCCTTACCAAGGGTTTAAGAAGCAAGGAAATACAAGGCTCGTTGCGGTATCGTACCACACATTTACACCTTACGCCGAATCCGTGCTTATTCCTGCAATGTAATTTTCAAGCGCTGTGCTGGATTTTATTCTGCGCTGCTCCTGAATGTGCGTATACCACTTTCTGGTGGTCTCTTCCGACGCATGACCCATCAGATCAGCTGTGTCTTTTGGATCCAGATTCGCATCAAAGCAGAATGTAGCAAACTCATGTCTGAGCTGGTATGGAACGATTGTATTCTTCCATACTTTCTTTTTGTATGTGCGCTTATTTTTCCCGCCGCTCTTGTGCTCCTCAATCGTGTACGTTGCCAGTCCTACGTCTCGGCAGTAGTTGTTCCATCGGCGACGAAACTCTGACTGAGTGAGAGGAGACTTTCCACCATCTGTACTGAACAGATATCCCTTGAACTTTGGCAGCACTGCTTCCAGAGGTGACAGTAAGACTACTTGACGGATGCCGTTTTCGGTTTTGGTATCTTTAATGACCGGCTTATTCGGTTGCCATGATAGAGCTTTATTTATATAGATCAGCTTCTCTTTGCGGTCAATGTCCTTATCTGTCAGGGCGAGGAGTTCCTGATCGCGCAATCCACTGTACATCGTAAAAAAGGCATACAGGCCGAACGGATGGTTGACGTTTGCCTTTACAATCTCAATTGCTTCGCGAGGGGCGAGGTCTCTGGACTCCTGCTGTAGGTTTTTCGGGAGACGCACACCTCCTGTCGGATTGTTCTTCACGCTACTGCCGGGCTTCGTGATCAGAAAGTCGAACAGCATGCGGAGAACGTCAAGTGGGCGCTGTACTGTTGTCCGCTTATATCCGCGCTTGGCAAGGTCATTTACAAAAGCCTGTATCTGTGCCGGTGTAACCTCATTTGCGTAGTCATCACCCATGACCGACTTGATTCGTTTGATGGGCGCTTGGTATCCTTCATACGTCTTGTAGGATACTTCTTTTTCTTTCTTTGCCAGCCATTCATCTAAGGCCTCGTTCATCACGGGGCCTTTTTTTATTCTGTCCTTATACTCAGATATCTTTTTATTGATTTCTGCTTTGCTCCGCCCGTAAACAGAGACTCGCTTGCCGGTGATTGGATCGTTGAAACGTTCCTCTATGAGACCGTTCTGGCGCTTGATCATACGGGTCTCCTCACAAGTTCTCTACCACTTCAATAGGAAGACCGTTATAAAAATCTCCTCTCTCGATGTGCTGGACCTCGTGCCGGAACGTCTTCTTTAGCACGGATAGGGGGTAGCGCTTGTTCAAGAAAATGCTAAAGGTCCCATCATCGTTAGTGGTGACCAGTCCTCTGATCGAATACGGAAACGTATCGTAGTAAACAAAGTAATCAATACCGGGAATGTAGCTCATCTTATTTGTTTCGCTCCTCCTTCCTGCGGGCGATGTTCGCCGCTGCCTCTAACATGTCTGCGTCAGTAGCACCATCCAGTGTGTCATAAAGCACACGGAAGGCATAATTGTTGCGCAGGTCTTCTCTGATAGCAAAGCCATCATCCGGCGCGGTGTATTCCACATCCGGGGAAGAAACCTTAGTCCCAAGCAGTTCTTCTACAGGAATATCAAAGTAATCCGCTATTTTATCTAGGTTCCTCTTGGACGGGAGGACGCCGCGCTTCCATCCAGTAACAGTACCGCTCGTGATACCAAGTTCGCTGGCAACTGTGGTAGGCGCTTTATTTACCTGACCGCACAAAAGTAGATAGTTTATCCAAAACATACAAAGAAGCCCTCCCGATTTTAGTAATTATAAACAAATCTTATTTTTACTAAAATTAATGCTTGCAATCTTAGCGGGAATAAGCTATACTTCTCAGTGTCAGTAAGAAACAGCAACAAACCAGCACTCAATCTTTAGTCTCAATAAGAATAAGAGTGAGAGGCAAGCAGAAACTTTGTAATAGATTTGTAACCTGTAATTGCATGATAGCACAAAGAAATCTGAATGTCAATAAGCAATTCTTATTTTTAAAGAGAAAAATGTGAGGCAGACTAAGAAAGGCGGTGATAAAAATAAGCATCAAAGCAATGCGACAGGCCAGAGGGCTTGCACAGTGGCAGCTTGCTGAAATGATCGGTGTGCGTCAGGAAAGCATAACGCAGTGGGAAACAGGTCGAACCTCTCCAAAGTTTACTAGGCTTGCTGATATTGCAAAGGCGCTGGATTGCACAGTCGATGATCTTGTCAGACCTGACACGGATGATTGCAGTATACCAGAAAACCTGTCCTGATTTCTGGACAGCGTCAGAGATGAGGCCACGGTGAGAGAGCACGAAGCTTACAGAGACAATCTGGAAAGTCTGCTTGAATTCTTCGGCAACAAGCGTCTCTTAACTGCTTCAGACGTAGCAGAATACTGCGGGCGCGACCGGAGGTTTGTCAAGCAGTTGTACGACATTCCGAGAACCGGGATTACAGTGAACACGCTGGCCAGAAAGATGTGCCAGTAACGATGGGATAGACGTATGGTGAGTATGAGTGAGCGCCTAGTGCTTCTCAACGCCAATCAACATTGTTCAAAACAAAATAGCGCATGTCAGGACATTACAGTACAAGAATAACGATGAGAGCTGGACGTTCACTCATACTCACCACGAAGCGAAAAAGGGGGAAACGATGGTAACAGCAACATGGAAAATTGATGGAATCTTCAAGGCGGATCCGCAAAAGGTCGCTGATGAGATTGATGCTCTTGGCGGCGAGGTCACACCAGAACAGTTAGTAGAGGCCGCAAGAGATAAGAAGAGCGAACTCCACAAGTGCTTCGATTGGGACAATAAAGTCGCAGCTGAGAAGTGGAGGAAGCATCAGGCAAGGCAAATCATGTGCTTCTTGGTTATAAGAAACGAGGACGAAGACGGCAATCAGGAAGCTCCTGTAATCCGATACATGTACAAGACGGACACTGGCGGGTACAAACCGTCAAAGATGATTTTCAAGCGAGACGATGAGTACCAGAAACTGATTCAGCGTGTGGACGGAGAGCTTCACGCCGTTAAGCAAAAGTACTCTTACATTCAGGAGCGCGACTTCATCTGGGAACTGATCGACTAAGAAAACCGCTCACGTCGTGGGCGTGGATGAGGGCTTGTTTCTCAAAAAAGAGTACAGCAAATTATACCACACAGCACTACACGGCAGAATAACATATTATACGTTAGTACAAGCTTTCATTCGCGCCCATGACGCACACAGCACTACAGTCCATAACAATAAACAACACTGCATGAAAACTCAGAACAAATCAGACAGTACCTTGAAGGGTTTGTATCCCTCCAATCCAAAACACTTTACTAGCGAAACAGTTCACGATCAGAACAGGCTAGAACACCAAACTATAGGGCAGGACATTACAAATCTTTCACGGTGCTGTTTGGTTCAGCCACTAATTCATATCACATCACAAAAATTCGGTTTAGGAAACGACAGGACAATATCGCAGGACTTCACGGTTCTGCGAAGAGCTGGATAGCCCTTCACTCAAGATTAAAGAACAATGAAGGCACACAACAGAATACTTCAGGTCACAAAATATCACTTCAGTATAGATTTATCCAGCCTTTCGCAGAGCTATGAAGCTCCAAAGAATACCTCAAGACGGTTCATATCACATTTCTACAGTTGAGCGCACGATAGCAGAAAACAGAACAATAGCGGCACGGCAAGCAAGCCGTGTGTAGCACTGATCATAACAGCTAACGTCACATGACGACTCATCATTATAACATACCGTAGAAAAAGTCACATCAAAACAAATCAGTGTTACACAGAGCTTACATGCCAAGGCTCTAATAAAAATCTATTTCAAATAAGGAGGAAACAAAAATGGCAAAGAAAGAACAGGAGAACGTGGTTCAGGTCATTCCAGTAGAGGTCAAGTATGTGACCGTTACCATCGAGGGCGACGGGGATCTTGTCCTGAACAAGATGAATGCTTCCAACAGCCGTCAGCTGCTTGCAGATGACCGCAAGGCACAGGCTCTCTTCGAAGCGCAGCACAAGAACAAGTGGGAGGATGTCATTACCAGCATCCACTGGCGTGACGGCATCCCGACCGAGGACACCAACGCTGAATGCACTGAAGAGATGTTCTATCAGATGCTTCAGGAAAATGCGCCGTGCATCTCTGCGTTTGGCCTCAAGAAGAGCTGGGGACAGGCTGTTGTGCAGAACGAGGTGGACAAGTACAGCACCAAGTTCAACAACGCTGTGAACATTATCGCAACTGGTGGCCTTGTGCCGATCCGTTTCACTGAGTGGCGTCTGGATGAGCGCCTGATGAGTCCGAAGCGTGGTGCTCCCGTCACTACCAGACTGAACCACTTCATCGGCTGGTCCGCTGACATCCAGATCGCGTACACGGAGCATGTGTACAGCCTGAACGAGATTATCACGATAATCAACTATGCTGGCTTCGGTCTTGGCATCGGATCCGGGCGCACAAGCGGCTATGGCAGATACAAGGTAGTCAATGTGAAATAAAAACCGCCGCCTATCAAAGCGGCAACTTTGAAAGGCGGCAACGACGAAGATGATTGGTTACGAACAGTATAGCACATGGCGTGCGGAAAGGTCAAGAGCGATATGGCCAGAGCAAGCAGATGCTTTACGGGCGGTCGGCAGTGTGTGGGACAGCCGACACTGAGCAGGAGCAATTACATGTCGCTGATGCGGCAGATCAGGAAGGGGCTGGAAGAACGGAATGGCAAAGGTAGAAAGGCCGAAATACCCGCCAGTGGACAAGCTGAAGGCGGCGGTCCTTGAAAGAAAGCTTGTCATGCACCTGAACTATCAGGACTTGGCAGATGTGGCAAACGTCAGCGCGGTATACGTCCGCAAGATGATGGCGGAAAAGCACAGCGACGATTGGAACCCACATGTCAGAGAGGCGATCTGCCAGTATCTCGGCCTGAAGGTAAAGGTAGTCTTGGAAGACATGTTCGATCTCAGCAAGGAGATGGTAGGGAAGTGAGGTACAACTCATACAATACCATACTCATGAAAGACAATCCGTGCAGGAAAGACTGCCCTGACAGATATCCCGGATGCAACTGTAGGATGCGTAAGGAATGGCGGGAAACGTACGAGGGCAAGAAACAGCGCATGTATCAGCAGAAAAACGACTCGTCCATGATCGACAATGTGATTGCGACGGGGAAGAACAGGAGGAAAAAGTGAGCAAGGGAATAATCATCAGGGACGTCGTAATCAAGGACGGCAACCGGACGGTGAACTGGGATTTCAAAGCAGACAGTTCTGTCCGCGATATCCTTCTGGACCGTGGCTTTGAGTGGGAGCCGGGCAGCGTGAAGGTCAGCGGGACAGAAGTGCCGGAAGAGTATCTTAACCACATGCTGATGGGATTCCTGACATGGGATGGCCGCATCGTAATTACGATGGTCCCGAAGAAGAAGGAGCCGAAGAAGAAAGAGGAGGTAGCTGCCGAATGATGACCGTCAATGCGTTCTGGTTTGGCTTTCTGATTGCCGTGGTGCTGGTCCTTGTTCTTCTGATATCGGTAGCATTCATCAGCGCAAGGCGCAGTGAACGCGAGGAGGAAGAGATCAGTGACCAAGAGTACAAAGAGATTCTGGAAGGCATGACCGGCAAGAAGTTTAAGGTCGTGCGAAAGAACGGTTATCTCGTAGGAGAGCCGATTGAGGATCCTGACGATGGCGAAGATCAGTGAACAGGCCATCCGGGCAATGCCGTATGAACAGCGGCTAAAAAACTATGAGCGCGAGAAGAACGATCTGTTCTATAAAATCGCTCACCTGTCAGCTGCGGAGGTGCAGGAGAAGCATAGTGAGCTGATCCGAAAGTGGCGTGTATGAACTGGTACTACTGTCAAGACTGCGGCGCTGTGTTTTCAGAGGAAGACCTGTTGGTCGAGACGGTGGAGGACCGCCACTGGTGGTTGGATGACTGCCCGGTTGAGCGGTGGACAGAGATTCACTGCCCTGAGTGTGGCGGCGATGTCGAAGAAGCGGAATACTGTGACTACTGCGGCGATGCGTTCAGGCCCGAAGATCTGACAGACGGTGTATGCGCACGGTGCAGAACAGAAAACAATATTGAAAAGGGGAAACTATGACAGAAAAAGAATATCGCAGTTATCCTGCGTTGAGCCGGTCGGAGCTGTGGCAGTTCCACAAGTCGGCGGAGTGGTTCAAGTACAAGAAGGACAACCCGTCGGAGCCGACACCGGCGCTCCTGTTCGGTCAGGTCGCGCACAAGCTCCTGCTGGAACCGGAAGACTTTGACACGGACTTCGTGCTCGCGCCTATTGTTGACAAGCGCACCAAGGCTGGCAAGGAAGTGTGGGCGCAGTTCTGTGCCGGTGCTGAAGGCAAGACCGTGGTGGACGCAGACATCTATGAGCAGTGCATGGAGATGGTCAGTGCGGCTCGGACCAATCCGCTGGTCAACGATCTTCTGCAAGGCCATCATGAGGAACCATTCTTCTGGACTGACCAAGACACGGGTGTGCAGTGCAAGGCCAGACTGGACAGCTGGCACAGGGACGAAAACGGAATCCCGGTCATCGTCGATTACAAAACGGCAGTTGACGCCAGCTACAGAGCGTTCCAGAGAGACGTGAATAACTTTGGATATGCATTCCAAGCAGCAATGTACTCGGAAGGCCTGATCCAGAACGGACTTTGCCCTCGTCGGATTAAGGAGAAGCCGAAGCGCCACTGGCAGAGAGATCCTGAGACTGGCAAGCGGAAGTACTGGACAGAATACCCGGAGCGGATCGTGATGAACGGAACGGAAGGCGAGATCATTCACCCGCGCTTCATCTTCATCGTTCAGGAGAAATCTGAACCGTACAGTGTGAACATCTTTGAGATGGATATGGACTACATCAGCTTCGGCTATGACCTGTACCGGGAATATCTCGGAATGTATGTGAGCTGCGAGTCGCTTGGGTATTATCCCGGATATCTTGGCGTCATGAATGAACCAAACATTTTGTCGCTGCCAAGCTGGATTGGAAGAGGTGATGACTCCTGACGGGAGAAGTTTGGAAAGATATTGCTGGATACGAAGGGTTGTATCAAGTAAGTAACACTGGGCTTGTCAAGTCATTAGACAGATATTCAGCAAATGGCCAGTTCCGTTCTGGTAGGTTAATGGCCCAATCAAAGGATAAGGATGGATATCTGATAGTTGGTCTTTATCGCGATGGAAAGTGCAAAACTGTGCGAGTCCACAGAATCGTTGCGAAAGCATTTATTGATAATCCGCACAATCTCCCAGAAATAAATCATATCGATGAAGACAAGACCAACAATCATGTAGAAAACCTTGAATGGTGTACGACAGCTTACAACCTTACATACGGCCACAGACTTGAGTGCGTGAGGGGCGAAAAGGCTCCGAAAGCAAAACTGACGCCGGATCAAGTTGAAGAAATTAGGAGAATATACATCAAAGGTGATTTGGAATTTGGCCAAAGTGCGCTTGGCAAAAAATACGGCGTTTCACATCCTGCCATAGCATGCATAGTGAAAAACAAAACTTGGAGGCATTTATTGAAGGAGGAAGAAGAATGATCCCTGAAGAATTAAAAAGAATGAAACCTCTCACTGGGAAGGAGAGGCTCGGCGCTAACCGCAATAGCGAGTACCTTGGCGCGGAGGACATTGAGCCGGGAGTAGAACCCGTGTTGACAATCGAAAATCTTTACAACGGAATGATCACTCTCCAGCGTGGCAAGGAAAATAAGGACGTGATCACGTTCAAAGAGGAGAAGACCGTTGGTATCAACAACGTGCGTCCTCTGGTCGTGAACGCCACGAACCGTAAGACCCTGAAGAAGCTGTTCAAGTCGGTGACTGCTGACACTCTGGTTGGCAAAAAGATTCAGCTCTATATCGACCACAATGTCCGCGATCCGCAGACAGGTGAGCTGACAGACGGCATTCGCATCAGACCGCGCATCCCTGTGGACAAAAAGGCCGAGGCGATTGTCTGTGAGCAGTGCGGTAAGCCGATCAAGGCAATCGGGCAGTTCAGCGCAGAGCAGATTGCCAGTATCAACCAGAAGCGGTACGGAAAGAAGCTGTGCGGTGAGTGCAGCAAGAAGCTTGGCGAACAGTCCGAGGCTCCGAAGACTGAGGAGCAGCCAGCACCACAGGAAGAACCGAAACAGGAGGAAAAAGCTGAATGAGTCTCAACCACATAGTTCTGATGGGCCGCATGGTCAAGGACCCGGAACTGAAGCAGACACAGAGCGGCGTGTCTGTCTGCAACTTCACCATTGCGGTGGATCGCGACTACAAGAACGGCGACGAGAAGATTGCGGATTTTGTGGATTGCGTCGTGTGGCGCAATAGTGCGGACTTCGTTTCCAAGTATATGAAGAAGGGCCGCATGGTCGTTGTGTCCGGTTCTCTTCAGTCCCGCAAGTGGCAGGACAAGGAAGGCAACAACCGTACCAGCTGGGAGGTTCAGGCACAGAATGTCTACTTCGCTGACAGCAAGCGTGACGGTGACATCGGCTCCGGTGGCAGCTCTCCATCTCCTGCATCGCCTGACGTGACGTATGAGGACCTCGGCGATGCCCAAGACGGTGAGCTTCCGTTCTGATAGGAGTGGAACATGAGGAAAGTAATAGCGGCAATTCTTGTACTGCTGGTAGCGCTCGCCCTGATCGGATGCAACTATAGCGGATACGATTTTTATGACACGCACTACCACTTCAATCGTGCGATGATCAGCATGCCTGACGGAACTATCCTTAATGTGCAGATTGCAAAGTGGTCCGATGCAGAGGGTGAGCAACTGACTATCACTGCCAAAGACGGAACGCGATACCTTGTCAGCAGCTACAACTGTGTCCTGATTGAGGACAACTAATGAAACTGCTGGTGGATTCAAGGGAAAAGTGGACGCATAGCAACAGTTCTGACGTCCACCTGCGGAACTACTTTGAGAAGCACGGCATTGAGTATGAAGTCAAGAAACTGGATGTCGGGGATTATCAGTTAGAAGGTAATCCCGGCATCTCAGTAGACCGTAAGCAGTCGATGGAGGAAATCTCCAGAAACCTGATGAACAGGTCCGATTCTTCCAGATTCTGGCGCGAGGTACGCAGAGCACATGAGCAGTGCATCAACCTTGTAGTCCTGATCGAAAGCGGCCCGACTGTTCTGAACATTAACGATGTTGTCAAATGGCGTAGCAAGTACAGCCCGGTCACGGGCAGACGCCTGATTGACGAGATGATCCGGCTGGAAATGGCGTATGGCGTTCGTTGGGTTTTTACGAGCCGCAGGAGCACAGGGAAGATGATCATGGAGATTCTGGAAGGGAAAACGTGATGGAAATAGAAAACGCAATAATAACCAGTGCCGACCTAGATATGCGCGATTGCGGCGTCTTGACCTATTATCTCACACTTGAGGGGAGAGGCTGGGGATGCAACTTCGGTGGAATTGTGATCGGCAATGGGTATCTCGGCGCAAAAGAATTTACAGGATCTAATAAGGGCATTGAGGCAATCATGCGGATCATGGATACGGTTGGCGTCGAGAGGTGGAACGACCTGAAAGGAAAGTACGTAAGAGTCTATACAGGCGGGTGGGGAAATACAATCAACAAAATAGGCAACATTATAGAAGACAAATGGTTTGACCAGAAAGAGTTCTTTTCTGAATAGCAAAAAGAAAACCGCCGGTGAGTGAGCGTTCTCATCGGCGGGGTATGAAAAGGGGAAACTTTTAATACCAAAGGAGATTATACACGATGACAGAAGAAATGGCAAGGGCGGAAATGCCGAAGTGGGCAAAAAATGCCATCAAGATCGTTGACGAGGATGATGGCCCGGTCTTTGACAGACAGTGGAAACATGAGCGCCCCAGTCAGCGCAGGAACATCGACTGGGATCGGCTGGTCAAGCGGTACGGCATCGTCGTTGCAGGAGCTGCGCTGTTCACACTGTACACCATCGTTCTGAGCTGGTGCGTTCATGCCGGGGCAGTCAAGCAGGTGCGGGCGGACATGGAAATTGAGTATGCCGCACGTCTGGAGGAGTACAAGGCGGAACAGGCCAGAGCGGTTCAGGCCGAACACTGGCTGTCAGGAACTGCCAGTCTGGATGCTGCGGTCAATCAGGCAGTCGATGCTGTTGCTCCTGTGATTGCGAAGCTAAACACAGACGCTCAGAAGCTGACAGAAGCGTGCTGCATGCTAGCAAGGGTAATGAGCAAATATTATCCGAACAGCTTTGAAGAGGTCGCCGAGCAGCCGAGCCAGTGGATGTTCTACGACGGGACAAACAAGACCTGCACGGACCATGACAGGGAGCTGGCAGAGCAGATCATCCGACCGTACATGACGAACGGCACGGTTCCGAATGGCCTGACAGACATGATGGTGTATGGTGAGTGGTCGCAGAATGACTTCGTGCTGAGAGACAGTTACAAAACCACTAGCACGATGCACACGTTCCGGTACGTACCATGAGCAAACCGGCGACATATGGCGGGTACAAAAAGTGCCAGACCTGCGGTGAGGTGTTCTATGTGCTCCGCCCTGAACTGTGGGCTTACAAGTGCCATGTCGGGGCTGGGCTGAATGCCCGGACGCTGTACTTCCACACCTATTCCTGCAAGAGGAAGTTCGACAAGAAGTATGAGCGGGAGAAGATAGAGCACCGCGCCAAGGGAGTTCAGAAGCAGTTGAAGCAGACAGGGCATATGTGCTCTGACTGCCGGTTCAAAGTCTTTGATGACGTGCATGGGTTCTACACCTGCAATCTGGGAGTGACCCTGTGCGTGTACAGAGACAGACCAGCGTGTAGAAAGTTTGAGGTGCGTGATGGCGATAGCCGATAGCAAGGCTTTACTTGCTGACATTATGAACGTCGTTGATGACCATTTGACCGCAAAGGCTTCAAAGCTGCTGGAGAAGCAGATCATGGATATCCTCGACGGGTATCAGATAGCAACCATGATCAGAAACGATTCCGGTAATGTTGATAATTCGCGACAATTGATTGATGCATTCATAGCGGCCAAGACTGCCGAAGGGTTGGCGAAAAGCTCTATTTCTCTGTATCGAAACAGGTTGACGAGGTTGTATGAAGATGTCGGTGTCCCGATTAAGAAAATGAATGCTGATCATTTGAAAAGCTATATTGCCAGCGAAATCGACAGAGGTCTTGCCAAAACCACCGTCAACGGCTTTGAAAGAACCGTGTGGCAGTTTTTCCGCTGGCTTCACGAAGAAGGATTGATTCCGCAGAATCCGACACGGAATATCAAAGTGGTCAAAGCGTTGTATGAACAGCGCGAAGCTTTTTCACAAACGGAGATTCAGCTGATCAAAGAAGCCTGCACTTCTGATAAGCAGTTGGCGATGATTCACTTTCTGCTTACAACCGGATGCCGGAAAGCCGAACTGATTTCTGTTGATATTGCTGATCTGGATTTCATGAATCTTCAGCTTCAGGTAACAGGCAAAGGCAACAAAACCAGAACCGTTTACTTTGATGATGTGACGGCAATGATGCTTCAACGATATCTCAAGAAACGGAAAGATGATAATCCGGCACTGTTTGTTGACAGATTCAAAAACAGGTACGAAAGCAACGCTATCACTCAGATGTTTAATCGGATGTCAAAGAAGACCGGTATTCACGTTTTCGCTCATCGGTTCCGTCACACGCTGGCTCAGACGCTTCTTGACCGTGGGATGCGAATTGAGGAAGTCCAGCAGATTCTTGGTCACGAAAAGGTTGAGACCACGCGCAGATATTGCCACGCATCTCAGCGGAATACTGAAAACAGCTACCGCAAGTATGCGTGTATGTAAAGGAGGAAACAATGACTGAATACATAGACCGGGATGCGGTTTTGCGAGACTGGCCTCTGTGTGACGAACCGGCAGACGCATATCATTTTATTCGAGGCTTTCCCGCCGCCGACGTGGTGGAGGTTGTGCGATGCAAAGACTGTATCAATCACAGGCAAAGCGGATTGTGTGAAGGTTGGAGCCGTTATGGGACGATCAACACGCCTGATGATGCATTTTGCAGTTGGGGGGTGAAAATAGATGTATGAAGAGCTGATACATCGGCTGAGAGAAGAAAGTGAAATAGAACGATGGTTACAGCCACATAGCGCAAACGAAACTCCAAAACTGCTAGATGACGCCGCCGATGCCATAGAGTCTACGAACAAGGCATATCAAATGATATCAGAAGCTTATGAAGCGGAGGTTACAAAGCAAAACTGGATTCCGGTGACGGAGCGGTTGCCGGATAACATTGATGAGGAAGTCCTTGTATGCAATGAAGGATATGGTAAGGACTGCACTGGATTTGCGACTGTTGCCGTATATAACGGTAATGGATGGCTTGAATGCTGGGAAAGGAAGCAATATTTGGCTTGTATCACGTACTGGATGCCGCTTCCAGAGCCGCCGAAGGAGGAAACATGAAAACCATTTGTTTCGATGATGCGATGGATAGAAAAGTCTTTTCCCGCGATCTACGCGAGTATGTAGTTCCCATAAGAGAACTTCAGGCTCTCAGGAAGATTGAAGTGACAGAAGAAGCCGAGGATGCTCCGGACCAGAAAGCCATGCTTCGGGTCCTGTTTAACCGCTGCATGGCTCTTACAAGAGGTCAGACTTGCTTCTTCTGCGGTATGCGGAAAGCATGTGATATACACCGCAGCGTGATGCAAGGCAAGGAGGAATGAGCATGGGATTCTACGTCAATTTGGAGATGCCGAAGGATTGCCCAATGTGCCCCTTCGCGCATTATGACATGTTCAACACTTTCTGTGGATGTGACATCACCAGAGGGAAACGATGG